TACGAAAATCGAAGTTAGAAAAGTTAAAAGCACCCATACCTCTTTACCTCTTTCTATAACAGAAATGAGCTTGTGGTCATACCCTTTTACAACGGAGAGTAAGACTGCAATATGTGGTGAGTTAGGTAGAGTCGCAAGAAGATTATTAGCAAATGATGGTATAAATTGTAGAATTAATAAAGAGGTAGAAAATTATATTGCAATAAATGTTTCTTGGGAACTTGAAGAAGAATTAATATGTATATTGTATGAATTTGTTAAGAAAGGATAGAGATATGAAGAAAATAAAATTATCAAGTATATATTTAATAATTGCAATTTTATTAGGAATCTATACGTTGGGATTAATCTTTTTCCCAACTATACTTCCTTATTCCGATAATATACTAATAATTTCAATAACTTGCACAATGTTGGCTTTTATATTATATACATTAACCGTTGATGATTAAGAAAGGGTGATGATATGAAAAAAATAATAGTTTTATTAGGAGCATCTGCTACTGGAAAAGATACAGTAGCCAAACATATATCTGAAAAATACAATATACCAATGGCAATATCTTATACTACAAGACCTATGAGGTCAAACGAAACCCAAGGGGTAGAATATTATTTTATATCTGATGATGAAATGCACGAAAAATTTAAAAATGGAGAAATTATTGAACATACTTCTTATTATATTCAATCAGAAGATGTATCTTATACATATGCAAATGTTGTAGGAGAGTTTGAAAAAGGAGATTATGTTTTAACTATATTAAATCCTCATGGGTTATATCAATTTAACAAATCTCAATATAAAGATAATTTAGTATCAATTATGCTTAATTGCGATGACAGAGTTAGATTAGTTAGGAGCTTAAATAGGGACGAAAATGTCAATGTAAATGAAGTTTTAGACCGTTTTAGAAGGGACGAACTGGATTTTATAGAAAGAAGACCTAAAACAGATTATGAAATAGATACTAATAAACCTTTAGAAGAGGTTTTTAATAATATAGATAAAGTAATAGAAAATATTTTAAAAGGAGAATGATAGAATGGTGATAATTAAAGCACTTGTAGTTGTATGGATAATAATAAGTCTTGTTAGTTTCTTTATAGGAGAATATGTTATAAAGAAAACTGCTAGTGACAGAGACCTTATAGAAGAATTAATAAAAACAGAAAATGGCAAAAATTTAATCTTATCTTTTGGAAATACTTTTAGTATAGCCCTTACCTGTATGATACCTCTTGTTCATTTTGTTCCTTTAGTTGGGTTTATATGGGGATTCATAATGATGAAAAAAGATTACGATTATTATAAAACTTGTATTTTAGGTGCTGCGAAAGGAAAATAATATGATAAGAACAATATTTTTAATTTATCTTTTAGTATCGTTAATAGCTTTAGTTTTGTTGAAAATATTTACTGTAAAGTTATCTAAAAATATTTATTCTAAAGATATTTTTTCACTTTATATGACAGAAGAATTAGCAAAGGAAGCCGTAAAAGAGATGGCAAATCCATGTTTAAAAGAAATTCTAAAATGCTTTATACCTATATATCATTGTTATTTAGCAGTAATGATGATTCTTTGTATTATATATGAAAAGAAAAACCCTGAAGTGATAAAAGAAATATCAAAAGAATTAAAGGAAACGGAGAATTTTAATGGCAAAAAATAGTAATAAAATAGGTAAAAATTTTGAAATAAGATTATCAGATAAGTTTAATGAATATAGAAAAAATAAATTAGCTTTTATATCTAAAGTACCTACTGATTGGGTAGTAATTAGAGGGGCAAAAGGAAAAATAGTTACGGCTTACCCTAGAGGTAAGTCGGAGTTCCTTGATTATTGTGGTTGCTTAAAGAATGGTGAGATAATATTTATTGAAGCTAAAAGTTGTAACAATAGTACCTCTTTCCCTCTATCCAATATAAAGCCTTATCAATTTGAATTAATAGAAGAGTATCTAAATTATACCGATAAAGTTTATATGATTGTAGAAATGAGACAAACGAACGAAATCTTTTTATTTAATGCTAAGTTACTTTTAAATTTTGAAGAAGTTTATAACAGAAAGAGTATCCCTTTAAAATGGTTACAAGATAATTGTATTAAGGTTAATGATTTAGATATTTTAAAATACATAAAGGAGTAAGGTATGCTTGAATTAAAATTAAAATTAAGGGTTACAAAAATTAAAAAAAGAACACAAGCAAAAGTTTTTAAAGACTTAAAGGTAGGAGATGAAATTCTTTTATCTTCTACTCTTGATAATTATGCAGGTTATCAAAAGATGTTAAAGGTAAAAAATCTTGCTACTGGAGAAGAAGATTATAAATACTTTACTGTTATAAGTAATACACTTGATAAATTTGAATTTGAAGAAATTTTATAAAAATACTTGACAACATTAATAAAATATGATATAATATAAATATAGAAAGGAGTAATAATATGAAAATGGAACATTACGGGGAAATAACATCTATGCTTGATGATTTATGTCAATTATTATCTGACGGTTTGATGTTTTGTATTCAAGGCAGGAAGAAAAAGATGAAAGAAAACGAAAAGAAAATTTCAGAGCAAAAAGAAATAATAGATAAATATATAGAAAAAAATAATATTGACCTAAATGAATATAAAGAAATATATTTAGCAAGAATGTATCAATGGGCAAACATAGATGGAGTTAATGTTCAGCGTAAGTACGAAAGAAGGAAATAAAAGTTTATAAAATTACTTGACAACAATATTATATTGTGGTATAATATAAATATAATAAAGAAAGGGTGATGAATATGAAATGGTGTAACTACTTTGACTGTTGGATTGATGACCTATTTGATATTTATGATGAAGAAACCATATTCCATGAATGTGACGAAAATATATTTGTTGATACTCATGGGAGATATTTAAACTGTAATGATTGTGAACATTGTGAGGATATGGATTAAAATATGAGCATTTATCAATCACTTTCAGAAATTAAAGAATATTGTGAGAGAAGAAAGTGTAATGATTGTGAAATAATAGATGCTTTAGGTATCTGCTTGAAGGCTAAAGAATGGAATATAAATACTAAATGTTGTGGATTTTGTGAGTATTATGATTTCTCTAAGCCTTCAGGACAGATATGCACTAAAGGTAAAAATAGAAGTTTCCATTCAGTCTCTTGCAATTTATACAGGAGGGGATAATTTGAATAAATTTATAATGTTAGTAGGATTACCGAACACTGGTAAAACTACTTATGCTAAACAATATGTATTTGGAAATAAAGATACGGTAATTGTTTCTTATGATGTTTTAGAAGTAAAAGAATTTGGTTATTTAAAAAGACTTACTGATGGCAAATCTAGTGTTATAATAGATAAAGCAAAACAAGAAATAGTTGATAACTTAAAGAAAGGTTGCTCTGTTATATATGATGGACGTAATCTTACTAGAGAAGGAAGAAAGAATATAATTTCTTATGTTAAGGAAGGTGTAAAAGATGTAGAAATTGATTGTGTTTATTTTAAGAAGAAATTTGTATCTTCACATTGGTTACTAAATGAATCTGAAAATATTGAACCACCTTGTATAATTGAAGGGTTTGATAATATTGAAAGGAGAGGGTAATATGAAAATAAGAAGACTTAAAGTAGGAGATAAGATTAGAATAGCCTGTGATTTAGATTATGGTAGATATACTGATTTAACAGAAGATATGTTTCAGTATGCAGGTAAAACTGCTACTATAACAAAAATGTGTAGTTCTAATCCTATAGTAAAGTTTAAAATAGATTTAGATATGGGTAGATATTATTGGTATGCAGATGCAGTAGTTGGAGTTGAATAATATGAGTAAATTTGAATTTAAAGATTATGATTATATAACAAAGTATAAAAATAAATTTTTTAAATATATGAATAAAACAGAATGGAGTGATAGTATGAAAAAAAGAGTAAGGGGCTTTGAAATTTGTCCCGATAGAAAATATCCAGATGAAAAAATAATATTACCACAAAGAAATGATAAAGGAAGTTGTGGTTATGATATTAGAATACCGTGCGAAATGGTTATTCCGCCCTATTCGCATTCAGATTTAATATTTACAGATATATGTGCTTATATGCAAGAAGATGAAGTATTAAAATTATTTGTACGTTCTAGTATAGGAATAAAAAAAGGATTAATACTATCAAATGGAACAGGTATAATAGATAGCTCTTATTATCCTAGAAATATAGGAATCAAACTTTATAACACTACTGATAAAGAGGTTGTATTAGAAAAGAATGAAAGAGTTTGTCAATGTATTTTTGAAAAATATTTAACTATAGATAATGATATTTGTGCAAATACTGAAAGACTAGGTGGGTTTGGTAGTACTGGTACTAGATAGGAGGATAATATGAATAAAGAACAGCTTCTTATATTGATTAAGCTAGTAGTTAGTGAGTTACGCTCAATTAAAGCAGAAGAACATTTGATTACTTCTACTGGCTCTCTTGTATCTGATGCAGAGGAATTTAGAATGAAATTAAATCAAGATTTATATAATGAATTATTAAATATAAAAGAAATACTGGAACAACAGTATAATGGATAGGAGTGATAATATGAATTTATATAATGAAATGAATAATTTATTCGAAAGAAAACAAGCACCGATTAAAAATAAAATAAAAGCGATGGAAAATGTTTTAGGTTATAGTATATCTGATGAATTAAGAAAGTGCTTAGACAAAGAGATATTTAAATTAAAAACAAAATTAGATATTTCTCAAGAAATGCAGATAGACGTACTCAATAAAATACTAGAATATGAAAATAAAAATAGTTAACAACATTATTAAAATTATTAAAACTTTGTTAAATTGGAATATTTTTGATACCAATTTGCATATGCTATGATATATGTAGCATATATGTAATAGCTATAAAATAGCTAACTGAAATATATGCGGAATGCCATGTCGGTTATAGCAATTTAGGTGAAATACGCCCCTTTTTTAAAAGTATATAAAAATAAATAAAATTACATAAAAATGTATAAAAAAAATAAGAGTTGGAGATATTTCAACTCTTATTTTGGGTTAATTAACCTATACGAATTATTCATATAGGCACATATAAATGTCCATTGCAATTATATGATATAATAAATTACATATTTTGTCAATAGTTATTTTGGCAACTTTACAATAAATGCCGAATATCCTTTCTCTTCATTTCTGATTAAACACAATGCATGAAATCGCTTCAAATTAAGCATATCCGTCTCTGTATACCCTTCTTTATAGAATAATCCCCTTAGTTCTTCAAAACACTTTACATCAGCTCCTGCAAGGAGGATAAAACTGCAACCGCTGCTCAAAATTGCGTCTTTGCATTTTTTATTACATTGATTTAAGAAGTGTAAAGATATCGTAGGTATAAAAGAATACTTTCTACATTCAGTTAATATATCTTGAAGAATTGTCTGTGCCGTTGGAAATAGATTGATTTCATCAAAGAATATTTCTGTTCTAGTATTTGAACTGATTTGTTTTGACAACCAAACTTTACTTAAATAAAATGTAGCAATTAAGTCTCTTATATTTCTGTTAGTAAAATCCTCTTCTCTAGCCTTTATTAATATAACTTTATTTTCATCTAATGCTTTTACAAAATTTATATTCTCTTCTGCTGACTTATTGAAGGCTAGTTTAGTATATAAATTAGTTTTTAATAAGCTCACTCTATCTATTATGCCATCTATCTTGCTATCGTAATTTTCCACTTCCCCATCTTTATTTTCTTTATCTAACTCACTTAAATCGTTTATTTCATCTTCAAGTAATTTTTTTTGACCTTCTGTAAGCCATTCTAAGGCTTTTCTTCTTGCATTAGGATACATAAGTATACCTATTATATCTTTAAAACTGGCATTAAAATTTTTATAAAAGGCTACCGTACAAGCAGAATAAAAATATCTAAGCATTCTAGGAGTTAATTTAGTATCTGCATTAATAGTGTTTAATAAGATGTGTAATTGTGTAGCCTTTTCCATACATTTAGCTAATTTCTTATATTTATCCTCACTATCATCACAAGTTAATTCATTAAAGCAGAATCCTTGTAGTTGATTATAATTGCTACAATCAATTTCTATAAGCCTATCTTTAGGAATTACCTTTTTTATGGTTTCTGACAGGCTACAATCTCTAATAATATCTAATACTACTAATCCATCTCCTTTAGCTATTATAGATTTAGCAAGGTTTGTCATGTAGTAAGTTTTACCACAACCCATACCACCCATTAGAATCCTTCCTAGACGGCTTAATTCTTTATCTGTAGAATAATAGATAGGTTCATTTTTTAAAGATGTTCCTATAAGTATATCACCATTAGCCAAACATTTAGGGAATTTTTTATTATATACACTATTATGTTCTATATTAGGGAATTGTTGAATTAATTCTTCTCCCGGAAGTGCAATAAAATTACTACATTCAAGTACAGATGTATTTAATTGATTAACATTGCTTAACACAGGTTTCAAAATATCCATTTCTTTTTTCACTCTCCTACATATAAATTCATTATCATCTTTTATTTCTCCATAAGAGCCAACAATAGCATCTGCTATAATCTTATCTCTTCTCTTATTTTCTCCTTTTGTAGAAATTAGGATTTGGGTTTTGCATAAATCACTCATTCCCTTTTTTAAAGTATTATTACTTAAAGAATCAAAATTAACAACTTTTTCTGATTTATTTTGTTTAACTCCAAACATTAAGTCTAAAGTTGAATTAAAAAAATCCACAGTAAAATCTAATATCTTAATAACAATATTCATCATTTTATTTGAAGTATATTTGACAGAAGTGTTTCTGTATTCTTTTATAAACTTTTGACAAGATGCTCTAAAATAATTTGATTGCTTTTCTGATACAGGAATGAAGTTATAAAATATCCCTGCCTCTTCTTCATCTTGAAGTAATTCAATTACATTCATATTTGCATTTAATAAATCATTATTTCTCATATCTGTATCGCTAGATAAAAAGTCTCTATTTTTATAGACAAGTTGATATTTAGATCCGCCTTCTATTAAAGGAATATTATCAACTTCTTTTATCTCTACAGACTTCCATATTTCTTTGAATTTAACTTTGAATTTAGAATAGAATAATTTAGGTACGATAAAATAAAAATTAATTTTATCATTTGTGATGTGTATATAATAACTTGCTTTGAATTGTGTTTTTAGAATAACTTTTTTATTTTCGATTTGTATAAGGTTATTTAAGTTTACAAACATCTTATTCACAAGATATAGAATTGAAAATGTTCGATTATTTCTGATAGATTTTGTTGGGATTAATTTTAAATATATATATTCTTGATTTTTAATCTCAAAATACTTTGAGATAGGTATACTTTTAAGCATTTGTAAGGACTCCTACTATAATATTTAAAATTAAATATATGCAAGGTATAACAAACGCCCAACGTTTTCCTTTGTCATAACCGAACACATATAATATAAGAGCAATAAATCCTGCGACTAGACATATATTAAATGAATAATCTTGTATGGCTACTAATAGTTTATAACCAGCTTCTTGTAGAAATTCTATCGGATGTAAAAGATTATCTCCTATATCTGTCAGTTTATCCATGACACCTATTAATTTATCTATTTTCTCTTCCATAATAAACCCTCCTATAATTTAATCATTGTGAATAATTTTGGGTAGAATGTTAAAAGTATATAGATTAAAAAATATTGAACACCTGAGTTAGTGGCTTGACGGAAGTTCGCTCCTTGTAATGCATTTTCTATAATACTTTTTATGCCCATACACATACATCCATATCGTGCAAATATCATTAGCAGGTTTAAGATTTGTGTTGCTACATTAGATATTTCTGCTTCCGTAGTAGCTGCATAACAAAATAATCCTTTGTGCATTAGTATTGCTATTAGTATAACCATCTTTTTATATTCTTTTTTATTTTTCTTTAAAACATTTAAGCATTTTTCTACAACTGTACATTTATTCTCTGTCATTTGTCTATATTCCTTGAAAGTATAAGATTTCATGTATAATATCCTCCTTTTAGTTAACACTAATAATATAATTATGAATAACCGAGGTGACAAAAATGAATGAAGCTTTATTTTGGTTTGGACTTGCAATGCTATTTGACCTTTTGAGTAAATTGATTTGATTCAGATAACATTTGTTTTCTTAAAATATATTTTATATAATTACTTTTATTACCATATTCTTCGAATTTATCTTCTAACCAAGAGAATAGTAATTTATCCTCCATATTGTTTTTAAAACTTACAGGTATAACTGTTTTATTTCCTTTCATTATTTTTCCCTCCTTTTACTTCATTATATGAAAAAGTATGGAAAATATTACACTTTTTATTAAAAATATATAAAAAAAATAATCACCCTACTAAGAGTGATTATCCTACTGTTGATTTGAGATAGAAGTGAGGTTTATTAACAACTTTATATCCCTTTGTGTCTACTTCTCTCTCTACATAGTCCAAATAATCATCTAAAAATTCCTTTAATCCATCTTCATATAGGGAATAAATAAGTATAAGGTCTGCTCTACTTAGTTGCTTCTCGTGATTCCCTTCATCAATAAATAAATCAATAAGCCTTAATTCTCTAGCTTCCTCTACTTTAATCTGATGTTGTCGAGGAACAATAGGGAGTTCATAAGGATTTCTTTCCTCCATTTGTATTTCCTCCTTTAATAAAATAACCACCGTAATAAGACTATTAAGTTGAGCTTATAATTAGGGTTACGGTGGTCATATATATAAAAATATCGAACTATATTTATATTATACAATATTATAAACAGTTTGTCAATCATCAAATTCATCGTCAAAATTATCTATAAAATCGTCTAAATTATTCTCTATTTCATTTTCTATTTGAGAAGATTTTTGTATACTATTAGAAGTATTTAATCCTGCTATCTTTTCCAATAACATATTTATATTTATATTATTGTTTACATAATTTTGTTCTCGTTTCCACTCTACTTCTGCTAAATCTTTAAGAAACCCTGATGCACTTCTTTTAGAAATGATATAGTCATATAGTGCTATTTCATTTTCATAAAACCTAATTCTAATCTCTTTTATTTTTGCCATTTCTTTAACCCCATTAAACGAAAGGCTTTTGCATTTACTCCAATATCATTTACTAAGATAGTTTGAGGATATTCTTTCTTAAAGTAGTCAATACCTATTTCTCCCCCACCTCCTGCAAGAATCAAATTACATGAAATAGCACTTGGGAAACTTCCTTTAAATTCATTTAATAATTTATTCATAAAGTCATCTTGGAACTCTTTAAGAAAAGAATAATCTTGTATATTAATCATTTTAATCTCTCCGTCAAATACTTTTTTGGCATCTTCAAGACTAATCTTACAATACTTCATAGAGATATACTTCTTTACATTATGATACAACTCCAATAACCCTATGTCTAAAGATTCTCCGTCTATAAATTTATTCTTCTCATTAAATATAGCTATATCTGTTGTTCCCCCACCTATATCTACGATAAGAGTTTTTGCTTCTACTTGTGCCTTATTTACGGACTTTAAATTTTTAATTCCATAGCTTTCAGGACGAATTATCACATCTTCAATATAAATTGTTCTAGTGACCTTATCTTTACCTGATCTAAGAGTTATCTTTTTCATATTATTTTGTTTTATTAATGCTTTTAATTCTTGACTGTATTCATTATATTGTCCTGCTGGAATTCCTAATACAAGTTTAATTCTGTTATTTTTACTTACTTTAGCCAATCCATAGTAAAGCAAATTAAAGAAGTTGTCTTTTTTAAATTTTAAATGTTCGTTTTTAAACTCTCCTTGATTTACTATCCATTTTTCATCTGTCTCAAATATTTCATTATCTCCAAGTTCTTTAATCGTAGAATATTTTTCTATTCTACTTTCAATTATTAAAATGTCATTATTCTTATCTCCCATAAAGATACTTGTGATATTGCCTATGTCGGCACTACATATACTTACATTATTCATATTAACCCTCCATATCATTTAAAGTGGACTCTTTGTTCTTTCTGATATTATTATATGATAGATATTACAAAAATACAACTACTTTTTAAAAATTTTCCATTTAAAATGGACTATAAATAAAAATAACCCCCTAGCCGTAAAACTAGAGGGTAATCCATAAATAATACAAATAGAATAACTTATTTATATTATTCACATTTATACATTAAAATATTTATTATTTTAATTATTGTTAATTATAAATTTTATATTCTCCAATCCAACCTATTGTTTCATTAATATATTTAAATATAATTTCATAAACTTTGTTTGCCTCAATCGTTGGAACATCTTTCCATTTAATAGATGGAGGGAAAGTTATTGACACAGTTGAAGAAGGAGTAAGATATAAATGTATTTCTATATATTCAGTTACATTTGGCAATACCAATTCAAAATCTTTTGTTGCATTAATATATTGATTTTTTGTGCCTTTTTGTATATTAACTTTATTATTCAATATTCCTAAGTTTGTTATGTTATCATTATAATTATATTCTATAAAACTTGTGTATGAAATTGTAACAATATTAGATTCGTTTGATTTTAATGATAATAACCCATAGTTAACATAACCATCTGTTGATTCATACTTAGTATAAACTACAAGACCTCCACTCCCCGTAGATTTTACCTTTAAAATAATTTTTTTATTAAAAGATATTGCATTATACCATGTATGACCACCAATTATAGTATTTAATGTATCAGACGATATACTGTTCAAAGCAATTTTATTATTTCTATCATTATATAAAAGATTGCATAAAGAATTAAATTCATCTTCTGTTATTTGAAAATTATATATATTATTCCCATATATGTTAGAAACAAGATTGTCTCTGCTATCATCTACATATTTTTTAGTAACTAAATCTTTATCTTCAGTTGGTATGCCTTCTTGAGAAAGTTTACCTGCGTACCAAGCATTACCTTCCCAATCTAATGTATGTGCATTACTTCTTTCCATACCACTTTTGCCGTTACCAACTATATGGGCATATTTATTACTTTTATCTTCTATATTATATTTGCCCTGAACGTGTTGATAATTTGAAGAGGCAGTTGTAAAACTACCTTCTGCATGAGATGATTTTCCATAAGCTTTTGTTCCCTCTCCTTCTGCATGAGAAGTTATTCCACTGGCAACTGCATAACTGCCTTCTGCGTGGGAACTTATACCTTCAGCGATTGAATTATCTCCTTCTGCGTGGGAAGTTTGCCCCTTAGCTTTCGTTTCCTCTCCTTCTGCATGAGAACTCCATCCACTAGCAGTTGTATTCTTACCTTCTGCATAAGAACATTCTCCTGACGCTTCAACGATTTTCCCAATAGCAACGCTATATTCTCCTATAGTTGCCCCTTCTTTCCTATTCATACTCATACTACCAGTAAATACAGGGTTTTCTTTAGAAATTAAACTACTTGTATCTATTACCATCTCACTATCATCTTTGTTGTATAAACAATCTGTATACAACTCTTTTTCTTCTATAGATTTTGGTTTAGGCAATTTAATATTATGTAACAATTTAACTAACTCTTCATCCTTTATCCCATAACTTTTTATAGACTGATATACTCTATATATTTGCATTGTTGTTCTTGGATAAGGAATCTTCCCATATTTATCTCCATACTTTTCATTGAAAAACTCAATTAGTTTATTCATTTAATCAACTCCTTTATTGATTTTTTGTATGATAAGAGTGGCAGTTTGTTACCACTCTTGAATTTCAGTTTGATAAATAATTTCGTAATATTTTTAAATTACGAATTTATATCATATGATTATTAATCATGTGCATTTTCCACTTATAATCCTTTTCCCAATCACTTCTAGCAACTTCATTCATAGTAACATTACTAAAAATACTATTTGCTACAATAGCCTCGCCTATTTCTTGTCTAGTAAAATGCGTATTTTTATGAATATTATTAAACATCAAAATACTTTCAGTTGTTGTTTTTACACCACAACCATTAAATTCATTATCATGTAATACTTCGTATAATCCCGAAGGCATTATAAATCCGTAATAGTTATCGTCAAAAGTACAGTTACTAACTATACAACAGTTTACACCTTCTCTACCATCTTCAAAATCTATATGACAACCTAATCCATCTCTTCCATGATTACGTTCAAATTTACAATTTTTAACTAAGAATCTCTGTCCACCACAACAAGCAAATCCACTAGCATAATTATCGTGTATATAACAATTCTCAATATAACAATCAACACTTGTTGGAAGATGTGTTATCATCATTATTCCACCACCTAAATAATTTAATCCACCACTAGGGGGTAGACGTTTTTGATAAAACACAAGTCTACAATGAGTAGCATCTTTAGGGAATTCATATATACCATATAAATATTCATATTTATGGCAACCAAGATACTCATATGTATCAGTAGCCTCATCATGTTTATAAAAGAATATATCATAAAATCTAGCTCCCATATAATCATAACCTAAATATCCAGCCCATATACCAACAGAATAACTATTGTCATTAGTATATTTATTTATAACTCGTTTATGTAACTGACAAATATTAGCCTTTTTAATTCTAACCCTATCTGTATAAGTTGTAGTATCATCTTCACCAGTTTCATAATTTATTGCTCCCCATTCAATATGACTTCCATTTATAATAGGTGACCATGATTGTTGCCCATGAACACTTCCTATATTAAATCCAGTACACCAACCAATGTCACAATTAACTATACCACATCTTTTACAAGTAGCAAAATTCACATAACGTATTTGCCAACCACCATCACTATCATTATATTGTTCGGGGAATAATTGTCTTTCACCTACTATAGTTAAATTTCGTATTTCGGAGTCTTCAAGAACCGTTTGATATTGTCCAATAGAAGATTCTGGGTTATCTTTGGTTGTAAAATTAAACAAATTATATCCACGCGTAACTTTTATTCCCTCTATGTACACTGAATCCAATGATAAATATTCAGAGAATTGCATTTCGATACGAGAATTATTAAAATCATAAACAGTATTACTGTTAGGAATTATACTACTTTCTGCTTGATAACTATTAACACTACCATCTTCATTATATGTTTTTCCTAGAGGCATTTTTAATTTAAAAACAGAACCTTTAGGAAAAACAACTTTATCATAACCAGCACTATCCTCTTCTATAATTTGTTTCATTAATCTATAATTACCTTCATAATCAGTAGCACTAAAAGAATAATCAGAAGGATTGATAGTTTTTATATTTGTAAAAATACGTTCTTTTTTAGGTTTTATAGTAAGAGGCATTTGGTAATTATATGTCTTATCATGATTATAAGCAGTTATAGTGCAAGAACCTTCCTTTAACGCCTCTACAAGCCCATATCTAACTCTAGCAACTTCTATATTAGATGATTCATAATAAACAATATTTTCTTCATCAAAACGAGGTGGAAGTGTTGTTCCAATCAATAAATATTCTTGCCCTACAGTTAATTCACTAATAGGATTAGATATAACTACACCTTCTTCTGCTTTGGTAACAGTTAAATCCTTTATATAACTTGGGGCTATAGTTACATTAGTATCAAAATTATAATCATAAGTTTTTCCACCTGCGAGAGGTTTAGAAATAGTTGTAGTAAAAGAAGATTGACCCTCTGATTTGGCAATTACCTCATTTTTATTTTTTATAAGTTTATCATCCTTTAATGTTATAGATTTAGTACACATCGGTTCTAATGCAGTAGGAAGAACAGTAGCTGTAGATAATATAGTATCGCCAACGTTTACAGTCATGTTGTCTATTGTATTTGTAACCTCACTAGGAACTAAATTTTCCAATATCCCATTTTTAATAGTATTTATATCATCTAAACTAAGTATTCCGTTATATACTTGATATGCAACAAAAGTTGTGTTCGATTCTTTAGACACATTTTTATAAGAACTAATTTTGCTAGTTAAATCCTTACCATAATCAAACCAACCAGTACTTCCTATGCTTGTATAATTAGTATCATCAATCATATAAGTAATTCCGACAGGTGCATCAGAAGGATTAAACATAAATACATTAAAATGTAAATCGGCACTTGTAGTCTTTTCGTTAAATGAAGTATAAAAATATGAGTCTACAGCTTCATACCCTTTTGTAGAAGGTTTTTTTGTATAACCAAATAAATATGATGAATTATTCATTTTAATAGAATTAATACCTAACAAATTAAGATAAGAGTTTAACTTCTTATCTACAAAAGGATACCCCATACTAACATAAATAGCAGTTATACCTTTAGAATCATTAAGATATGGTTTTAAACTAGGAACATCAATAGTTACATATTGTAATCCATTAGCTGTAGCTTTACTAACATCGTCACCTTCATTGGAAATTGGTGTAACTGCACAGGAAATATTATTAACACTTGATTCCAATGTTGTAGGTACACTATTTAATCCATAAGCGTGTATATCAAGTACTTTATCACTTAAAGTACAATTTGAGGGATGAATGTAATTATCTGTATTAATTATAGTACATTTAGCTGTATAATCAGCAACCCCTTTGCTACTTAATACTAATTCACCACGTCTATTTAAATAATCATTATTTTTTCTTATAGGTGAAATACTAACTTTTTGTGGTACTGAATAATTATCGGGAGTAAAAGTAAGAGTGTTAGGAGATATTGTAATATATTCGGGAGTATTATTTGTTATAGTAATTGTTTGGTTTAAGTTAGGAGCTGTTGCTAAGCTAACCTGTAAATCGGGGTCAAGTTTTCCTTTAATTTCATTTATTTTAAAAGTATAGTTAGGAGTTGCCTTTATATTTCCATAAACAGGGTTAGATGGTTCTTCAACACAATTCACAGTTATAATAACATCCCCTGTAACAGAATTTATAGTAATAATGTTACCTTTTAAAACAGTACTGGTTACATCTGTTCCACCCATAGTAATAACGGCAGAACCAATAATAAAACCTTTATCTACCAAAATATTACAAGTATAATTACTTCCATACTCAATAGAAGTATTAGTATTCTCCAAAGTGCAGTGAGTTAAATTACTTGTTACGGAATAAATTAATAGAGTAGCAATATATTCTCCTTTATCATTTTTGGATAACTTATACTTTTTATTATTTAGGGTAAGTATACTACCACTCGCATCAGAAACTGTCTGTATACTGTTTATATTATTAGCCATAGTTTGATAAGTAGCGTCAGCACTTGTTGTTACACCTTTGCCAGTAATAGCGTTTGCTATAAGAGTTTTACCATTACTGGCATTTTGAAAAACCTCATTTATTGCACCGATAATGCTAGATTTTTCAGTTGTATTTAAATCTGTCAATTTACCTGTGTTCGCAATATCTCCTAATTGTGTATTAATTGTTTGTATATCGTTTTTAATAATTGTATCATTATAATTAGACAATCCTTTAAGTTTAGTTTCATAAGCAGTAGTAAAATCTACTGTAGATAATCCTTTGCCTTCTACTTTATCTACTTTGCCACTTATGTCTTGATGTTTAGTTAAATAACCTTTGGTATTTAATTCGTCTTCTGTAATATATTCTGCTGGAACAGATGTTAGGAATTTACTATCATTTATTAATTGAGAAACTTTAGTAGGAACAGTTATTGCATCTATTAATTTCTTTAATTCTACACCTTGTTTAGCTGATAAGGCTTTATTTGTAATGTTTGTAGTTAAATTATCTGCTACATCTGAAATATTTAATTTACTTGTAGTAATTCCGTCAATTAATGATTTATTATTCTTAATATATGTAACTATTTCAGATAATTGGTCTAATGTTGTATCGTCTGAATCAGCAAGAGCGTTCAATTTATTAGTTAAATTTGTAATAAGTAATCTAATATCATTATGAGAAACATTTGAGGTATTATGTTCAGTTACTTTTGTTGTAGCTGTTCCAGTAGCATCTGCTCCAACATCACTTGCTGATTTGGGAATTTCATTCTTTTTTGCATAATCCGTTAAATCTATACTTCCACCTTGTTCTACTTTTTTCGCAATATCTCCTAATTGTGTATTAATTGTTTGTATATCTTTTTTAATAGTAGTGTCATTATAGTTTTCTAGCTTTTTAAGTTTTGTTTCATAAGCAGTAGTAAAATCTACAGTAGATAATCCTTTTCCATTTATTTTATCTACCTTATTCTTTAAAGAATTGTCTACATATTCCTTGCTTATATTTGTAGAAGGTAATTCTGTCCCTTCTCCTATCTTAGTCCCATCGCTTTTAACTAAGTATAATTTATTATCTTCTACTATTGTTTTCTTTGGGACATCTTTAATCTTTTCCTCTAATTCACTATCATCCATATTATATAAACAATAAACATATAATTCCCATTCCTCTGTATTTCTAGGTTTAGGTAATTTTACGTCATGTAGCAATTCAACCAATTTATCATCATTTATTCCATAAGATTTTATAGCTTGATATACTCGATATATTTGTATTGTTGTTCTAGGGTATGCTATTTTCCCATAAGTTTTACTATACTTATTATTAAAGTATTTTATTAATTCATTCATTTAATTATCACCCTCTACTATCTTTTTGATGGCTTTATTAGTGTTTATCATATTTCTCATATCTATTAATGAGTCATCTACCCATTTACTAAAAGTATCAAATGGGATAAGACAAGATATAAATTTATATTTGCTAACAAATAAATCATACACATATCTTAATTTTACTTTACCTGTTTTACTACCTAACATTTTTTCAGCTTCAAGACAGGCAAATATAAGCCATTGTTTGATATTTTCTACTTGTCTTTCTTTACTTAAACTAATAAATTTGTATACTGCATATATAACAGCTATAGCTATTATAAATGATATTAAAATAGTTTGAACATCCATTTTTATTCCTCTCCTTCTGAATCATCAGTATTTATATTTTCACTATTACCATTCTTTGTTTTTGTTTTTGTGATAGATGCTAATAGCCAAAGCTCACCACCACAAAATCCGTAGAAACAAGTTATTAGAGTTGAAGACAACTCTGTGCTAGTAGCATATTGTAACCATATTGCAATACCTGTAAAAGCAAATATAGATGTGATTACTAAAGGTATTACCCACTTTCTAGTACTACGTTTTTTCTTAACCTTATTTTTATTGTCCATATTTTACATCTCCTTGTATTTAATAAAAAAGAGTAGGGATTGCCCTACTCTAAATTATTATATTTAATTAATTCATTCATTTAATTAACGCTATCTCTCAAATACTTCTACATATTTACTACTAGCAGTTATATAATAACCTGCTTTTACTAAATACATATCTGTTCCTGATCTCTCTATCTTTTTAACAATAGTAAGTGCTTCTCCTTTTTCTGCTTTACCACAAACAGAACTAGACTTAAAGTCAGGAGTGCTATGTACATTAACATCTTGAAGCACTCTTAAATATTGTTTTTTAGTTGTAGTACTAGGTACTTTAGAAGTATGTTTTCCCCCATTAGTACAATTCACAATATCAGATACTTTTATTTTACCTTCTTTAAGATTATAGCAATCTAATTTAAATTGATTCCATTTATCTTTATGATTAACAAAATATCTTGGACATATCTTTTTAGTTACATCATAATGTCTTATAAAGTCTTTTCTAGGGTCTAATCCGTAATATTGAGCCAACCAAGCTCCTAATTTAACCATAGACACATATTCTTTATCTGAATAATGGTCATCAGTTCCAGTAGTTGCACATTCTATACCGATAGAATAATAGTTTGCACTGTTAGTTGTATATGCTATTTCGCTCATAGGAACTATATAATATATTTCTCCCTCAAGTCCACATACAAAGTGAGAACTTGCATAAGTTGTGTGTGTTGTTGCTAAGTTTTTAAAGTAATTCATAGTTGCTTTAGCAGATACATCATGTGCACCAGTATAATGCCATGCTATTTTAGTAGTTCTTGAACGTTTTGTTCCGGGTCTACTATATTTATTTTTTGTAATAAAACTTTCTATCATTTTTGGTTTTGATACCATAAAACCATCTCCTTTATATTAAAAAAAGAGTAGGGGTTGCCCCTACTCTAAATTATTTATAAGTGTTTAATTAATTTAATTAGTTCTTTATAGGGGCATCATATTCCCATAATCAGAACCTTCAGTTGCAATCTGTATCTCTTTGGTTTCCAAATTTATTTCCACACTTTTAGCAGTACATATTATACCTTCATCATTTTCTACTAGAATAATCTTACCTTTTCTTATAGCTTCTTCTATCTCACCTATTTCATTTTCCCATTCGCCTACTTCTTTTGGTACACTTATAGTATAATATTCGTTTCCATCTTCATTTAAAGTAAAATAATCCTTCCAAGAATCTATTTTAGGTAATTTAATATCTTTTAACATTTCTTGTATTTCATCATCTTGAATCATAGATAAAAATTTATATGTTTTTAATATTTGTAAATCTGTTTTGGGATATGGCAGTGAAAATGGGAAAAGGTTTTTTTCATTACATTTATCTATTATTTTTTTCATTAATTTGGCTCTCCTTCCAAATAATAATATAAATATCCTTTCATTTCATAAACTTGATGATATCCTAAAACATATTGTATATCAGATAACTCAGGACAACTTTTGTTTCCTGTTTTAGATATTCTAATACCATTAATAAAATCAACACACTCTCTATATATATCTAATTCTTTAAGAGTTGTTGGTTTTGGCACTTCTATTTTCTCAAATAATTTTCTTAATTCATCGTCATCATATTCATTTATTTTATTTTGTAAAAACAAATAAACATAGTAAAAATCTAATTTAGTTTTTGGATATTCTATTTTAGAATATTTATTGTTATATAATTTAATTAATTCGTTCATTTTAAACTCCTTTCTAGTTTGGTGGTAGTTCTAAACCTTTTTCGGTAGCCATTAGCTCTCCTAAATATATTACTTTTTCTTCTTTATTTATCTTCCAATTAACAAGGGGTGTCTCTAAATCTTTATATATTGTTTTTCCTTTTTTGATTGCATCTAATATTGTATAGTAATTATCTTTATCAGGATTTATAAAATAAGCATTTTTTCTAATGTTAAAATCAACACAAAATAGAGAACTTCCTAAAAATAAATCAAGTTCATCTATATTATTAGGAAGGAAAATATTATATGATATCTTATCAAGAAGTTCATATAAATTCTCATCATTAATAGAATAGCATACTGTCTCTATAAAAATTAACGCTCTATACATATCCATTTTATTTTTAGGATATTCTAATTTAGGTAGCTCAAGAGAATCTGTATATAATGTTAAAGAACAGTTATTTACGTTTATAGATATACCCTTTGCACCTAAAGCAACCTCGTCTCCGTTTATTGCAATTCCAACATAAAGATTGCTATATACATTTAGTTTATGCCCGTTTCTTACAACTTGTTTCATGTTCCCCTTATATTCTCCGCCGTCTGTTTTTAAAATATAGCCAATGAATACAGGTCTATTATCTTTTATTTTTGGTGTTTTGAATAATGGAAAATAAGGCTTTTCAAGTAAGGGAGTCGCTTCATTACCATCATTTACAAAATTAAAATATTCATCTACGTCTAACATTCTAGTAGGTCTTAAATCTTTACATATACATTCTTTCTTTCTAGTATAATTTTCATTATAATAATCAATTAATTTCTTTATACCTACTACAGGGCGTGTTACACCTTGCATTTTTAATGTATCTTTCATCTAATCAACTCCTTCAAAATCTAATTTAATACTAAACACTTCTTCTTCTGTCTTGCAATTTCTAATATTAACTTCCATTTGTTGTTGTTTTTCTACTAATGGCTCAACATATAATTTTATCTCTTTAGACAATCTCCCTAACTGTTCAAAAGAATAAGGTTCACATACATTTTTAGTATCATTCCATTTCAAGTTTGATTCTGTTCCAAATATATTGTCTAACTGATATGAAAGTAAAGTACTTGTTAATAATTGCTGTTTTTCCATTGTAACATTGTAATATCTTCCTTCTTCATATTTAACAGTAGAAAACAATGGATTGTCTTTAAGATATTGTGCTAAATTATTTTTACTCAACTCAATTCTCTGTTCTTTTAATTCTTTAAGAGGGTCTAATTCTTCAATTTTCTTTTGTATTTCTTTGTAGTTTACATCCTCTATAGTAGAATAAGCACTAGGAGCCGCATTGACTCCTAGTATCACATCTCCTTCAAAGATTTCTCCATCTTTATAAAGGACATAACCCTCTTTTGGTCTTAATATTCTATAACCTTTTTTTTCTATTATTTCTATATTATTCATATAATCACCTACGCTAAAGTCCAACCATTTGCTACTGCATTAGCTTTTTGTTCTTCCGATAGCCTATTTAAGGTTGCTTGACCTAATGTTAATGTTTCTGCTTGTACTGTTCCTAACCCATTCATAAGAGATTCTATAGTAGCAGCAGGAGTTAATTCTAAATTATACATCTTATATGAATTTGTTAATTTTTTAGTATTACCATTTTCGTCTGTCGCAAATACCCAATCCTTCATAAATTCAAAAGATGTATCATAAGTAAAATACCAAGCGTTATCATTTGGTCTTCTATCATCTCTATGAAGATTGCTTAAATCAAATCCTTTTATAGATTCTATATATTTATCCTGTCTAAACATTGCTCTAAAATCTGATTTACTTTCTAATCTAGTCATATTCAATTCTACGTTTATAAGCTTTTTACAATAAGCAAATATATTACCATTTTCAGAGCAAGTCTGTGCATCATCATTAAAATATAGAGAATAAGGAAATTTAATATAAGCATCTGTAAGTTCTCCACAGTTATTACAGAAATTATTAAATCCATAAGAATATGTACCATTAAATTCTGCTCTAACAGATTTTATGTTTGCACACCCCTCAAAACAAGATTGAGAACTTGTTCTGTCAGAATTGACTACTATAGAAGGATTTACTAATCCATGACAAGCATAATAAATATAATCCATATTACTTACATTATATGGAAGAGTTTTATATATATTATCGTCTGTTAATGAAGAGCAACCATAACAACAAGAACGCATACTACATTTATTACTGAAATCATTAGGCAAAGGAATTACTTTTGTAAGCTTTTTATCTCCATAATATGCTCCCTCCATTGTCACCAATGCTGGGGGTAGAGTAGTTCCTCCAATAGTTACAGAAGTTAAATTAGGGCAATCTCTAAATGCCCAGTCCATATATTCTAAAGGAGTGTTTTCTGTTATATCACTAAGATGTAATTCAGTTAAAGAAGTACAACCTCTAACAAACCCACTCATTCTCTCTAAATTGGTTAAAGTAGGTAATGCTAATTCTGTTAGCTGAGGACAATAAGCATACATTTGATTTATATTCTTAGCATTTACATTTACTATTCCAACTCTTTTTAACTTAGGACAACTAGCAAACCAGTTTGTAGTACTATTAGCCCCAGTCATATTAACACACTCTACTTCTTCTAAGTTTTTACTATTTTGGAATAAGCTTTCAGAACTCCACCATACATTTGAGCCACTACAAGTAATTGTTCCAACTTTTACAAGATTTGAACTTCTAAAAGTACCATATGCTATCGCATTCCCTTTAAAATTACATTCTCTAATGTATTTAAGGTTAGAACCAACAAAAGGTGTGTCTCCATAGTTATAATCTGCTATATTATAATTATTTTCTATTGTAACCGCCTGTTCTTCATAAGAAGATTGTTCTTGAAGTCTTGCATATTTATATGTTTTTCCTAAATCATCTCTGTCTTGTAATAATTTAAAAAATCTACCTGCAAATTCCCAAGTAAAATTTGGGTTTGTACAATCAAAGAATATCCCTCTTACTCTTTTCAAACGAGTATCTATTAGATAATCCCAGTCATTAGGCATAACGAATTCTAAATTGTCAGAAGTAAAATCAACATTTGTAAACCACCAGTATGCTTCCGTCCAATTATAATTAGATAAGTCTATTTTACCCTGAACTTTTACTTGAGGATATAATTCAGAGCCTCTTTCTTTTTCATCCATATTATTAAATACAGGACTAACATAGATATTTTTAGTATTTACTCCTTTAATAATTCCTGTTGATTGAATTACTCCAGATAAACATAACTCTGTTAATTCTCTATTTCCAAAATCTATTCCTTCATATCCGTTTGGATGGTCTTCTTTAAAATATATATTCTTTAAAGTACATTTTGCTTTTGAACATTTATTTGGGTATTCGGCAGTAGTAAATCCGCACATAAGTTTAATCCATATTGTTTTTAATGTAGAAGGAAGGAGTATTGTATCTAGGTCTTGAGTTGTAATATTGCAAGTAAATGTTTCAAGATTTTCAAACTTAGTTAAATCTATTATATTAGTTCCACTATTAAACCATTTAGTTTCTCTCTCATCATATTGATGTATTCTAAACGTTTTTATATTAGGACATTCTGTGATATTGATATTATTAAAATCAAAAGAACCACACATATCATCTGTAGAATTCCATACGTGCCCTGTTTGAGTTTCACCAATAGTTAATTCTTGAAGATTAGGTAAATATTTTAAGGTTAATTCTTCTAGTCTATAATTAAATCTAAAAGACATATATTTAGTAGATAGCATACTGTTTTCTATATGGATAGAAGTTGCATTACATAGCCCTAGCCCAAAGAGTGCCATTTGTCTATACTTAGTAGCATCTTCATAATCCCCTAATGTATCTCCACTTCTTTTATTCCCATTAAAATCATAAAATGTTTGATTCCATCCGTTCATATTTATATCTGTACGGGAAGTAAGTCTTTCTACTAAAGGACAGTTAATTAATGTAAACGATGTTATATCACTTGCTCCACTTAAAGCTTCTGTGTGATAAGGAGAATACCAACTAACACTTGTTAAACCTACAATTTTTAAAGCATATTGGTTTCTCAAGTATAATGATGTTATTGTTTTAGGAAGATATATTTCCTCTAAGTTACCACCATTATTATCAAAGTTTACCCCTGTCATTTTTGTTCCTCTTATATCTAAATATTTCAAGTTTTGACAGGTAGCTAATTCCATAACCTGATAACTGGTTAAACTACCTAAATTAGAACAGCCGTTAAAATCTATTTTTTGTAAATAGCTGCAACCATTTATTTCTGCATTTACTAATTTTGAACTGTTTCTACATATTACCTCATTTATTCTCGTAGCATTTGATAAAAGTAAGTGAGTTGGATTGCAGGTACTTAAATCTCCTAAAGACTTGATGTATTCTGCTCCATATATAATAACTTCCTGATCTGTAGCAGTAGGAATCGTATAACTAAATTTGACCGATTTATTTCTAGGTATTTTTAACGTTTGTGTTCCGCTGCCATCTGCTTCGTCTCTCCATTTTACAGATAAATACATAGGACTATAAGTTGATATGTTCATTGAAACCTTACCTTGTTTATTACAACGAACAGTAACAAAGTTAGAGGTAGAAGGTTCGTATCCAAATAAAGTATCACAATATAACAATCTTTCTTTTAACCATCTTTTTATTTGGAAATATCTATTGCCATGACAAGCATATAAATATTTTGCTCCAAATCTTAAATATTTATATTCAGTAGATTTATTATAGTATCTTACAGGTATTTTATCCATCTGATTATCATAGAAATATTTATACATATTTTCAAGTGTGAATACACCATTTCTCATATTAATATATTCTTGTTTTAATTCATTAGCAAAATAAAGTCTAATTTTGCTCCATAGTTTAGAGTTAGATGTATTAAATACTCCACTTTCAACTTCTATGTCAACATCAAATGTTAATGCACCAGTATTGTCTAACCCCATTAAACTGTCTAAGTCATATACTTGCAAATACCATTTTACACCATCAAATGTAACTATTTTCATATTTTTTCCCAGAGAATCTATTCCCCCAAATACTTGTACAAATAAATAATATCTAAATACAGACTGTCTATCAAAATAAGTATCAAACTGTTCTTTAAATAAATCTTCATCTGCGCCACTTACAAAATCAACTAATGTTTTTAATTCTGCAAAGTTGTCATTACCATTTTGTCTACTTGGAGGATATAAACATTCAAAGTCAGAAGCATAATAATTTTGTTCTGTCTTACCACTAGAAGAAGTCCAAGAATTAAAAGCACCTGCTGTTGTGTCAGAGTTGGCTGATACTTCATAAGCCAAACACTTATCAAATAAGTTATATCCATAAGAACGATAACTATATCTATCTAAGTTGAAATCATACAGTCCGACAAATTCATCATTTATATATAAAAGTATAGGGAAGCCCTCAATAGCCTGTCTAACTTTATCATTCTTTAATTGGGCAGGATTCTTTTCTACATATAAGTTATCATTAACAAACATAGCAGACCCTGTATTCATAACATTAGAAGATTCCATTTGATTACATTTTAAACAGAATAAATATTCTAAAATACCATTCTTAAAAGGAGTATAAAATACTTGGTTTCCGTCACTATCTCCTAATTCTATATTAAAATTCTTATTAGCATATTGAATAGAAGAAGTCCCTTGCCAATACATTTTACATCTAGGATATTCAAAAGATGACCCATATAAATCAGCATTAGGTGAAACATATTTTATTCTAACTTCTTTTTTATTTGTTAAAGTCATATTGCTTATATCTCCATAAATGTACATACAAGGCATATAAGCATCGTTATAGTTTTTGTTATATTCTTCTTCTTGTTCTTCTATTTTCATATCTGCTATTCTATTTTGAAGAACTTCTTCGTCTGATAATTCTCTTTCATACATCATTATTCTTTTTATTTTGCAAGAACCAAAATTACTTGTCCCTTTTTCACTGTTTAAATATATTTTTTCTTCGTGTTTAATTTGTTCATATATTATTTGGCTACCAGAAGATGAATCTGATAACTGGAATGGGTCACAACATACTCCGTTGATGAATACCTTACCAAATTTAGAAACCCTATCAATCATAAAAGTAATCTGTATATCTTCTCCTTGCCCTATATCTAATTCTGTCTTATGAGATACAGTAGCCAAATTAGCCTTATAAGGATTAACATATAGCCCCGGATAAGGAGCAGAAAGACTTGTGCAGTCTATAACTCTAGCTAAAGGATTACCTATATCCTCTACGCTAAACACCATGTCTAAAGTGAATCCTCTAGTTACATTATCACTAAAAGGAGTCATATCAATCTCTACATATGTGTTACCATTTAATACTAATTCTCCGTCTATCCAACCGTTAGTACCATAATTTGAATTATATAATCTTCCTATATATCCATTTATATCGTCTACCCAATACCCTCTGTCAACATCTGAATTAGTTCTATTTTTCGCATTGAAAGAAGCTATTAGACCTGTACTAACATATTCCATAGCTTGATAACTAGAAGCAACTAATTCAAAAGGCAAATCTAATGTGGCAGTTTTACTCTTATCAGAGTTATAAGCTTCTATTCTTAAAGTATGTTTTCCTAACTCAAATTCAGGAGTAAAAGTCCAATAGTAGTTTCCGGGTTGTTGAGATAATGTCTTAATAGGTTTTTCAAAATCATCAACATACATATTAATAGTATAATAATCTGTGTTTGCTATAGAGACTCTGTAATTAATATTCATAGGCTGACCCTTTTCATATTGTTTAGTTGTGTCAAATGTTGAGGTTATAAATAATTGTTCTGTAGCAACAACTATAATATTAAATACTTGAGAAGGAGTAGAATAAACATCAGCGGTTGCATATATTTCAACTTTATGAACCCCTACTGTTAACCCCTTAATCTCATAAGAGTTATACCCTTTATTGGATTTAACTGTATATTCTGTTCCATCAATAGTAATAATTGTATTTATATCAGTTTGTAAATCACAGTCTATATTGTAAGTTAATAATATTCTATCTTTAAGAGTATAATCTATATCTGTATTCATTGTTACAGTTAGTTTGATACCACCACAAACAATATCCCATGTTAATTGATTAGACATAAGTTGTCCTCTATCTCTTACATAAATAGAAAGTCTTTTTTTACCACTCCCTAAAGCAGGTATTTTAATAGTATTGTTACCTTGAGAAATTGTCTGTATAGATGTTTCTACATTATTGATTAAAACATATAAAGTCCCTTCTCCTAAATTTGGAGATGTAAAATAAATAGGAATTGTAAAGTCTTTATCTCCGTCAATAGAAGTTTCGTTCCAGTCGGTGCTTATAGTAGGCATTGTTCCTCCGCCACCCCCACCACCAGGGTGATTTTTGATATGGTCAGTAAGAGTAGAATTAACGGCGTCTATAATCCCTCTATTAACTTCTATTTGCCCCTTAGCGTCTCCTAATTCTCTTAAAGCACCCTCTACATTATCAGATTCAAAATTTCCTTCTGCGTCTAAAATAGCCACCTCCAACGCATCGGAGGTAGCTATTCTTTTATATTTCTCTGTTTCTTTATTATATTTTCTTATTGTAGGCATTTAATCACCTCTTATTTATTTCTGTCTGAATAATTAACAGTAAGTGTATCAAATAAAACTCTTTCATTCTTAGTAGGGTCAAAATCATTTACTGTAATTTTTTCTTCTAAATCTTTAGTAAGTACATCTTTAATATAATACATATTAAATGTGACTTTATCATATCCAAAGTCCACCATAATGTATGTTGGTTGTACTGGCAGAGTACCTGTATAAGCATACCACCAAGGTTGACCATTACCATTGTCATGTATAGAGCTTGAATTTTCAGTTTTTAATAAATTTTGTCCACTAGGTAAATTAATAGCTTGTTCCTTACCTTTTTGCTTATAACCTGTCGCCTGACACATTATGTAATATGTTCCATTAGCTTTATTGGCTGTTCTTGTTATACTTTCATCTACTATTTTCAATTGAGTAGAACCAGTAGATACAACATCTACATAATTGTTATATGGTGCAAGTGTGAATTTTCTAGTAGAAGAATCATATGTCGCTCCTTTATATCCTGTGTATAGTGGGATACTTCTTGAATAAGTGTGGTTGTGGCCGCATAATACAAAATCCACTTTATGTTTTTCTATATAAGGAATCCATTGTTGTAATCTCTTAGTTCTAACTATCGTAAAAGGACTTAAATGACAGGTAACAACTACCCATCTAGGTTTAGTCGCCCTTGCTTCGACCTTAGTTAAATCAGCATCTAAGAATTCTATTTGTTTTCTTAAAAATTCATCTGTATTTACTTCTGGGTACATATATTCTGTATTAGAATTAATCACTACAAAATGTACGAAACCAACATCAAAACTATAACTAGAAACCATTGGAACCGCTCTTTCTCCTTCTGTATGAGGTTCATAGGTATTTAGTAATGGTTGATTTTCAAAAGTGCCGTAATATTCAAAAGCTGTACCAAATTTTTTATCTATTAAATCGTTATTTCCGCAATTAAGTATATGTGGCATAGTTTTAAGATTATTTTCATGATATTTATAATAGTATCGCCATTCCTGTGGTCTGTTTGCATTTTGTGAAATATCGCCTGTGTTTAAATGACAATCAAAATTAGGAGTGCTATTTGAATATTCATAATGCTCAATAGCATCACGGGCTGTTCTTACTGCATTATATTCATATTCTGTAAATCCCTGTTCATCAGTAGTCCATAGCATCTTTAAGCTATTAGATTGGTTATATTGTTTTATTTCAAATGTTTCTATATCTGTAAGCATACCTTCTACGCCTAGTTGATATTCGTAAGTTCCATAAGTTAAATCATGTATAATTACTCTATGAATATTAACTACTTGGTCATAAAGATTTACAATATCTTTAGTTGTTTTTTTCTTTATCCACTTTGTTTCTCCTTGTTTTCTGTATTTAATAATTCCATCATAATCTGTTACTGGAGTTTCAAAAGTAAAAGTTCTTGAAGTATCACCATTTTCCCCATAACACATATTAACCATTGAAGGACTATATTTATTAAATTGTATTGTTTCCGCACTTGAGTTCCAATATCCGTCTGCTAAACTTCTTGGTCTAAATTTTTCAACTTCACAAGTTTGATAATCTATAATCTTTGCATCGTCTCTATTATTTTTACCATTATTAAAATTCATTCTTCTTAAAGAACAATATCTACTCATTCCCATATTATAATATCCGCCTTCATATACTGCGATAGTGTGAGAATCTTCTGTTCCACCGCCACCAAGCATATCAACCCATCTTTGGTCAGTAGATGTTATTGCTCCTAATTCATTTTTTATATATTTAACTGGCGTTGCCTCGGGTTCTTTTTCTCCTACACATAAATATATTGTGAATCCATTTTCTGAAAAAGATATATTCCATTCTTGGTCATACTCTGTTATTTTACATCTAACTATATCACTATTTATATTATAAAGTGCATTACCCCTAATTAAAAAAGAATGTCCGGCAGGGACTATCCCTCTTAAAGCTAAAGAACTCCAACTTCCACCATTAGGTTTATACCAAAGATATAAACCATTTAAATTTATATCAACGGTATTACAATTATATAACTCAACAAAATTATGACTTACTGCTGTTTCTTTTGTGGTTAATGAACCACCACCGTATATTTGTTGAATAACTAAACCACTATTGTTTGCCGAATCTATTTTATTACTTGGGATTATTTTTAAAGGGGATTCTAAATTCTGTCCTTCTGTATAAGGAGTGCTAGTATAAGCTTCTATAGGGAAAATATGTATTTTACCATTTCCATCTAATGTTAATCTAAATTCTTTCTTCCCGTCAGAAGATAATAAATTTAAATATTGATTGGAAGTATCTCCTAATAATGCTTTTTTTAAAGTTTCTATACTAGCTATTTTATTTTCAAATCCACTATCTAAATTTGTTCCCAATAATAAATAGTCTGTGTCATTAATGACAATAGTTTTATTAAGTTCATTAAATTTAGTCATCTTATCACCTCTAATTTATTTCTAAGAAAGTATTATTTGCTAATTCTAAAAATGTTCCATCTGCTAATTGTAAATATTTTTTACTCGAAGAATCTCCTGAAGATAACTCTAAAAATGTTCCATCTGCTAATTGTAAATTTGTTCCATCTGCTAATTGTAAATAGTCTCCTGTTGTTGGAGAAATTATTCCTGAGCCAACTTTCTTTTCTAAAACTAATATTCTTTTTTGAAGATTTTTAACTGTTTCTAAAAGCTCTTTAATTATTCCTTCGTGAGCAGATTGATTCCCTAAAGTATCTACTGTTCCTGTATCAATCCAATAAAGGTCTTTATTCTCTGGGACAGTATCACTTTCTATAAAAACTTCTGCAATGCTACCTCGTGCTGCTTCTTTCCATACTGGTTTATCTTCTATATTTTCACAAGCATTATAATACTTTGTTTTTTCCTTAAAACAATAAACTTCAAATCCGGGAGGATATAAGATATTATTTTTGTTCTCTATAAGGTCTGCATAACTATCACATAACTGTCTTGAGTCTAAATATAACCTTGAAGACAAATCAAAATTGCTACCAATAATCATTTATATCTCTCCTTTCTAAAAGCTAAATGTATATTTTATTTGAGATACACTTGCTTTATTTTTTATTTTATAAACATAATAAGGAATACTATTAATATTCATCTCTTCTTTATTAAAGTCGTTTAAATATTCAAACCCATTTCCATCTTTTATACTTTTTAATTCTCCATAAGCCTTGGGATAAGCATAAAAAACTTTCATGTCATTATATGTTAAAGTTAATGTTTTGTTGTTTTTTAATTCAACTAATTTAACTTCATTTTTTATATCTGCTTCTGTTAGTGAGTTGGTAAATGTTCCATAATAAAAAGGATAAACAAATGTAAAAGTAATACTAGAACTTCTTACATTATTTTTACTATCAGTCACCGATAGTGTAAAGGTCTTTGTGTCTGAAATTGTTTTATTATATGTATAACTTGTATCGCTAGTCTCAACAGTACAATCGGTTAGACTAATTGATTTTGGAATCATACTTGTACCCCATGTAAACTTGCAACTATTTATAGTTTCTATATCTTTTTCATATACTGTTTTAGATAAATTACTCTTAAAGGAAGTAATAGATATCGGCTTGAATGTTAAATCTGCGACTTTTTGACTTAAAGAATATATTCCTTCTTCTATTTTATTCATTCTTACAGACGAAATTATCTCTTTTGGCTTCCAAAACGTTTTAACATATACGCCATTTTCATCAAAAATCGTAACTTTCTCTAGTGTATCTCCTATGTACGCTATATCCACGCTAGATATGTCTACTTGACCTGCTCCTGATTCGTCTTCGTCAAATAATGGTTCTAAAACATGAAACTGATTATAAATAGGAGGTATAGTAATAAATCCATTGTTTCCGTCATATAAGTCTATTTGAAAAACATATGTACCAACCTCTGCTCTTTCATCTATTAAGTCTTCTGTGACAGAAAATTTTGCATATCCGTTTTCTACTTCTCTTTTTTCTGTAAAAAATTTTGTTCCATCGGGTTTTATAACTCTGAATCTAGCATATTTAGCGTTATAACTAATTATATAATTGATTTCATCTTCAAATTTAAAACAAGCATTTTTAATTTCAAAATAATAATCTACATTTTTATTTTTTCTGTATAAATAAATGTTTTTATCCATACTGGCTTTATTACCATTAACTGTTATTGTATAATTATAAAAAATAGCCATACAACATCACCTATTCTGTTGCTTCATTATCTTCAAAGATGGGTGCAAGTACACAAAATTGTTCTATAACAGGAGGTATTGTTACCCTACCCTTATTTGTAGCGTTGTCATATAAATCTATTTGAAAAGTATATTTGCCTATTTCAGATATCTCATCCATAAAACTATCATCTATTTCTAATTTTACTTTCCCGTTTTCAATAGGAATATTTTTTATTATTTTCTTTACTCCGTTAGGCTTTAATATTTTTATATCTGCCGTAGAAGCATTTAAGCTTTCTACCATATCTACTGCATTAATAAATTTAAAGGGAGCATTTTGTATCTTAAAATAATAAGTTATATTTTTATTATTTTTGTATAAATATATATTTTTATCTAATTTAGCTTTATCTCCATCTACGGTTATCGTATAGTCATAAAATATTGCCATACGAAATCACCTCCTTATAAAAAAAATAACGAGGGGAAACCCCTCGTCATATTATTCATCTTCTTTAAAATCTTTATGGTCAATATTTAATTCATTTTCTATTGTATTTAATCTCATTGAATGTTTAAGCATTATCTTTTCCATTTCAGATATCTTGTTTTTATTTCTTTCATCTTCTTCTCTTGATTCATTTATTTGAGCTTTTAAATCATCTAATGATTGGGCTATATAATCTAATTTAACTTCAACAGTCGCTCGTTCTCTTCCAATTTTGTCACTTTCTTTACTTCTAGAAGCTAAAAATGACCCAACTCCTATTATCATGGCTATACATGAAAATACTAATTCCAAAGATATTGTATATGTGTTAGAATCCATAAATTTCCAACTCTGTTCCTGTTTTAAATACAAAAGAAGGTGAATCTCCATATAATTCAATAGATTTTATACCATTAGCTTGACCTTTAACTACCCTAAAGAATCCATCATCAAATAAAACTGAACTTTCAAGTATGTTTTGAGTAAGATATTTGGTGTCTCTTTCTATAAAAAACCCTTTATCTTCATATGTCTCATAAATATATCTAGTCCCATTCACATAAGTCGAATTTACTCCTGAAAATTCCATAGTATTATTTATCTTACACATAGGTTTACTTGTTGTGTTAGAAACAATTTTACCAATAATTATTATTCTTTCACAGCTAAATTCATTCCCTTCCGCATCTTGTTTTATAAGTATTTTTGGATTATTCGCTGTTAATTTAATTTCCGATAAAAGTTTCCATTTTTTTTCTTTTTCTTCTTTTTTATTGTTAGAACAGTCATCTGTTCTTCCAACGCCTACAAATATTGCCATCTTGACCATCTCCTTTTTCTTAAAATACCTTGTTAATTTATATTATATTTGATATGTTTAAAATGTTTCCTTTAATATATCATCTAATATAATTACAAAATAAGATAATACAAACCATAAGAAAGAAAACGGCAAACATATTTGTCCCATAATATTAAAAGGAATATTAGAATAGTCCCATATACCTAATCCTAATTTTATATTTAAAATATATCCAAGTATAAATTCAAAAAGAGTAACAAGTATTGTTCCTAAAAGCATTTGTTTCCACATTCTCATATTTGGAGTTATTTCATTAATTAATCCTATAAGAACGCTTACTATTCCACCTAAAAATATCATAGTCCAATGCGAATATCCTCTATAAAGAATTTCTAATGTAAAATAAGATATACCAAATATTATAAAAATAAAAAATTCTTTTTTAAGCCATTTTTTCATTTAGCTCACATCCTTAACTTCTGAATACATTCCTGACATATAACATTCTTTTCCTTTAAAATCTATTTTATGCCACCCATTTTTAAATGTTTTCAACCATGTAAAGTGGCAATCTTTTATTGCATGACCAACTTTTTGATAAGAACTACTTGTACCAGTTCTTATATTAACTCCTGCTGTTGTAACTACTATCTTTCCATCATTTACAATGTCTCCAACTAGAACATTTCCTGTCATTTCATCATAGGTATCTGCAATAGTTTTGTTTTCCATACATAATTTTATATTTAATGAATCATTTAATTCATCACATCTGTCTACTACAGTAAACATTTTGCCATCTAAATCTGACCCTGTTCCTTGCACAAATACTTTGCTACCTAAAGGAATACTTTCAGGAGCAGAACAAATTAATTCAGTAGGATATCCTATACAAGTATTTCCCATAGCATCGGTTAAAGTAGTAGTTGAAGAAGTTGTTGAACTTGTAGTTACAGATATTACATCTTCAAAATTTAATTTTTTATTATCATCGTCATAGAAATATGGTAATTGCCCATTAACTGATTTATAATATTGCAAATAAAGTTCTATATTATTAGCAGTTCCCGGACCAGCATTAAGATAATTATGTCCTGTTGTTGTATACCATTTTCTATATTTTAAATATCCCAGGTCTCCTTGTTTAAGCATTTCTTTAACTTTCTTTTGAACCTGAGAACTTTGTTTAGATAAAGAACCACTACGAACTAATTTGTATCCATATTTTTCACAGATATATTTACTACATATAAGATTAAAAGCTCCTGCCCCCATATTATAAGCGACTAAAGAGTGTATAATATTCCAATAATAATTTCTAGCTCTATCTCTAAGTTCATGACAACCGAATTCTACCTGTAGTCTTCTACCACTTTCTGTGTTCCCATCCATTGTGGTCATAGATAACGTTACCCTTTTAGTTGTTCCATCTAAATACTTTATAGTATGTACTCCGGAATTTGTTTTACCTGTGTTTGGATTTTTAAATCCTTTTATATATACACTTCTCTCACATTGCATTAACCCATAACCACCATTTGAACCAGTTTTTTGATTAGGGTCTCCTCCACTTTCTGCAGCAATTATCATTATTGCTACAGCAGGGTCTACTCCAAATTTAGGAGCAATTTCATCAACTAAAGACTGCCATTTTATAGCATTTTTATAATTTGAATAAGTTAATCCTTTTCCCATGTTTAAATCGGTAAGAATTTTTTTTGCCCCTGATTTAGAAGTTGTATCTGTTGAAGTTGCAGTAGGATAATATGTAGATATACTCGCATTATATGTTTTACTTTTAAATTCGGAAACCTGATTATCTCCTGATGTTTCTCCCCAAGGACATTTATCAAGATAAGTAATCCAAGGTAATTTACCATGTTTTTTCCATGTTCTTTTTTTGCCATCATAAGCTTTATTAAAAGGTTTATTCCCTATGCCTGTTATTTGGAGTTTATTATCCCATTTAGGAGTACATTCTATTGCTAAACCTTCTCCTACATAGACTCCTATATGTCCATTCGTCCAAACTGCTTCTCCTATTTGTATATCATCCCAAGGGTCTACATTGTCATTTGAGCCATAATAACTTTTTACGTTTTTACAAATTTTAATACATCCATCTGCACTTACATCAGAAACTCCGTTACTACCATAAACCGCTCCACCATAAGACTTACTTTTATCTCCATTCCAACCCCAAAGGACAGATTTTATAACGTTTACACAGTCAAATCCCCAAATATATTTTCCGCTTGATATAGCCTTTTCGTATACTTTTAGTCTTGAAGAGGTATAAAAATTAGGATAAGCCTTTGCTCTGTCAGAAATTAATGAAGCAGTTAAATGTTGCCCTATTGCTCCATAAACATACATTGTATTGTAATCTTCAATTAGTTCATTTAATTTTGCTACAAGTTCATATTGGTTAGTTATTTTTCCTGTTACTCTTGGAAAATCTCTAAATCCCATAATAGAAGGAGTTGGTTTAACATCTACGTTTTCATTCATAGTATAAGTAATATCATAATCTACCTCATAATAATTTATAGTACTATTATCTGTTTTTCTAAAAGTAAATCTAATCTTAGTAGCACCTGATGGTACTGTTCCATTATAAGAAGTATCACCCACATTTTGATAAGACACTAAGCTATTGTTTGAATTATAATAATAAACATTAGCTATTACCATATTTTTATTAGAGACAGATAGCTTTACACCTTTTACATTTCCTAAATTAATATATCCTCTATTTCTAACATAAATAGAAGAAGCTATATTATTTCCTGTAGAAGTAGATATCCCACCATTTTCTAACATATTTTCAGAAGGGTCATCCTCAATATCCCAACCGTCTTGTCCTCCAGAAGAACCTACTGTTAACTGCGGTCTAGCAATTATACTTATTTTTTCAGGGGTATTATCTAGTATGTTTATTTTTCTTAGTCCGTCAACAGAAGAACTACTTGTTGATTCATATACATAAACAGTACCTCCTTCTACCCCTGATACTAAAGCTACGTGTCCTGCTCTCATAAATCTTGTTCCCCATGTACTAGCTTTACTAACAGGTCTTTCAGAATAGAATATTAAATCTCCTGCTTGTAAGTTGGAAAAGTTTTCTCCCCAATATTCTTTAGGTAAAATCCATCCTTTTTCAATACAATATCTAGCTTGTTCTGCTGAGGTTCTAGGTAATTCTATAGCGTAAGAATATTTAGATGTTCTTGCAGAGTTAGTTTTTGACCAATCACTATATTTTGAATCGGAATAAGTTATTCCTCTATAAGCTAGTGAAGTAAGAGTAGAACAATCAATATAATATTTTCCACTAGAATCTGTTACGCTTGATTTTGAAGTAGCATTACCAGATAATATTGTAGTTGACCCATAACAAAAATCAGAAGATGCATCAAAATATGTTTTTGCTACGGCTGAAATATTTGCCCCACCAGAGAAGTTAGATAAATTAGCTACATATCCATAATTAGCACCATAAACTTTCCCTAGTAGTCTTGTTCCACCATAAGTAATTTCTATCCTATAATCTGTTGATACTCTAGGTATTAATGCTCCAAAAAGGCAATCGTCTCCAACCATATAAAGATTATTAGATTGTGAAAATTTTATAGGAGTATTATCTTGAGTTCTAAAAGATACCGTAACATTATAATTAGGTAAAGAGGCTTCTGCTGTATTTGTTAACAATGTAAGCGAATTTAATGTTCCATACACATATCTATTATTTGTTCTAACTATTACAGAAACCTTAGAAGAAGTTTTATCGGTGTTTGTTTTAATCTGATTTGTAATATCCACTCCTTCTCCATCTACAGTAACTGCTTCACCTCTAGGTAATCCTAAACTTAAAATAAAGTTGTTATCTGTTGGCTCTTCTATAACTGCCGTAGCGTCACTTCCTGTTGGTAGAGTTGTAACAGTGCCTATTGTAAAATTAACATCAGTATTTCCACCGCTCGAACCTGAGCCACCACCACTTCCACCGCCTGAACCACCTATTTCTGCTACTGAAAATAAATTTTTCCAAGAGGTATCTCCTTGGTATCTCCATTTTACCCATACTCCGTCAAAAACCATTTCTATTTGTTTTGCTTTTTCATCGGAGATAGATAAAACTGCTCCATCTCCGATTTGTGTACCATCTGATGAAATAAGGTAAATTTTATTGTTTCCATTTACTTTTATATCAATAGGTGTTTTTTTAGCCAAATTTCTAAATTGTATTTTTTTAGTACTCTCACTATCTTCAACTATAAGATAATCAGAATCACTCGGAATACTTTTTTCTGTTAAATCTTCAATAAAAGCCATTATTCCACCTCCGAATCATTTAACGCTTTATTTAATAACGTTGTTAATTTTTCTATTTCCTTTTCTTGTTGCCTAATTAATGCTTCTTTTAGAAGTATGTTTTGTTGTAATTCCAAAACTCTTTCCATAGCCACAACATAGACAAACTCTGGTTTAACTTGTTTTTTATCCATTAAAATCCTCTCCCTTATTTTTTAATAGTTATTTTTATTTTTACATTATCGTAATGAGAATATTGTTGTGTAGGATTTCCACCGCTTTCAACATAGAATTGTAATTCGTCTCCTCCGTTTAGTAAGAATGTTCTAATAGAACTATCATTAATAGGAATCGTTTTAGTGTCCCCTCTAGCAAATTTAATACTACTATCAGTATAGTAACTTGAATAAGACCCTGTGCTTGTATTTTTAAATCTTAATCTTGGATATGGGATTGCTCCAGCATATCCGTGACTTGTATTCAATCTATGACAAGTTATTGATACAGATGTAATAGAAGATGCAGATTTAATAAAACTTAAAGCAGACGTAGGTAAATCAGCTTTACCCCTATGAAGTTTATAAGAACCATATTTACCTTGAGCCATTTTTCCTTTAAATCCTGAAGTAGCACTACCATTTCCTTCAGGAATACTTCTTAAATTAATTAAACTAAATGTTTTTGTAATAGTTTGAGTATTTGATGAAGACCCATCTTGTCCTCCGCTACCACCACTACCACTACTGCTATACCATCCCATAGTAGTAGTTTCTTTTAGTGTTCCGGATTGATGAATAAGACCTCTATTAATATCATCTTTTGAGCTAGTAGTTTCAGGGATAGTCCCGCCTGATACAACAATTCCACCACCTTCAACTGTTCTTCTGTATGTTGTCTTACCTTTTACATTCCAAAATCCTACCTGTGAAGCATTACTGCTTACAACGGGAGTTTCATAATATATAACATCGCAATTTCCTACACTACCTCTTGCCCCATTTGTAAATCTAGCAAAAGCCCCGTAATAAGTTGTACCACTACTAGATATATTTTTAGCTTTAAATCCATTTATTGAGCAATATGAATTTTTTACCACTATTGCATCTTGTGATTTTGATTGATAAGAATAAATTGTCGCACCTGATGTAGAAGAATTTGTTTTTTGTCCATCTAAAGAAACATCAACTGTATTATTTTCTACCTGAATTTGTCCATATAATACAGCAGAAGTATCAAACACTACATTTAAATTTCCACTTCCTAAAAACCCATTAATTGCAATTTCTTCATTATATTCTCCATAAGATACATTTATAGTTATATCCTCGTCATCAAAATATGTTCCATATCTATCTTTAATTTCATTAATAACCCTATTGACTGTACTGGCTTTATTACTGGAATTTCTTCCCGTTCCATCACCAGTCTCATTAGGGGCAACATACCAAGTTGTAGGGAGACCTTTGTTTTCTGTTGACATTACAAAGTCTGACCCAGTCATGCCGTCTGTTTTTAAGTTAGCCACATAGCATCCATTCATAGTAAAATAAGCTATAGGAGAACCATCATCATTTTTATATATATACATTCCTTGTCCGTTTATATTTGTAGTAGCAACAGGAGTAGAACCACTTATAACTTTTCCATTCTCATCAAAAGAAGAATCATCATACATTTTAACTGTAACCCCTTCTTCGGAGATTACAGTAATATTATTTTCTATTTTATTATTCATACTAGAGAATTCATATTTTAACGAATTTACTGTTTGTGTTACTTCTGATTGTCTTGCAAATGTTTTAGTTCCGTCTTGCTCCGTTGATTCTTTAACGACATTTACTATTCCCTCTGGTTTTATACTTTGAAAAGACTCTCCTGTTATCGTTTTTAAAGTATTTAAATCTTCCGTTGTTTTACCAACAGTAGTTTTAATTTCTCCGACTAAAACTTCTATTCTTTGATATTGTTCTATTCTCTCACTACGTTCATCGTCTACTTTTTTTCCTGATATAGCATCTATCGCAAAGTTAATATATATTTTAAGACTTTGTAATCTATTTCTATAAGTAGCAAATGCGTCATCTAATTTTTGTTTATCATTACTATCTATTATTCCGTCTTTATTAAGCATTTCATTTATAACATTAACTAAGTTAGTATGAGCAGATTCATAACTATCATAAGCGTTTTTTAAGTCTGTTTTAGGTTGGTCATTAGAATTTTTATCTACCAAATCATTATTTGAATAAATAGAAAGATAGTCTGCTTTCATTTTTGTTTTTTCATTTTGAAGAATTTGAAGAGCTTGTTTAATAGAATTTTTTTCTGCTTCTGTTAATATCCCATCTCTAAAAACGCCATCTAAATTTGTTTGTAAGTCAGATATTGTTTTATTAATACTATTTAAACTATTCTCTAATTCTTCTTTTGTTTTTTCTACAAAGTTTCTAGTGCTTTCATCAACCATATCTTTATACACTAAACTATATTTTTCTAAAGCACTGTTATGTGCAGATATATAACCATCTAAAATATTTCTATCATCATCACTAAGCATATCTGTTCTGTTTAATAATGTATCTACAGCATTATATAAAGAGTTATATGCAGTGTTATAATCATTATATGCATTAGTTAAACGAGTTCTACTAGTTTGAGTTGTTAAATCATTTAAAATGCTATTATATTTTGTATCAATGGTTTCTTTTTTTGCCTTAAAAGCATTTAAATAACTTCTTATTGTTGCCTTTTCAGCATCTGTTAACCTAGAATCATTAAATATATCTTCCATACTACTATCTAATGTTTTTAGAGCTTCCATAACTTCTCTTGTTTCCTTAGTCATATCAGCTTTCATTTCACTAGATATATTATTAGTAACATCATCTACTGCTAGTTGATGTTGTTTTGAAAAAGCATCTAAGTTAGTTTTATATGTTTCATAAGCTCTTTCATATATTTCTTTTAAAGAATTATCTATTGTTCCACTCGTATTTATAATATTGTTTATACTTTTCACATAAGCGTTATAAGAAGTAATATAATTATTATAAGCTTTTTTATATTTTGATTTAACAGATGCAGATAATTTTTTATTTTTATATAATTCTTTATATTGGTTATCTACATTGAGTTTTGATGTTTCTAAAGCTTTTAAAGCTGCTTTTAAAGTTTTTCTTTCTGCTTTACTGACTATACTATCTGAAAGAGTTGCATCTATCATAGTATCTATATTATTTAAACTATCTTCTAATTTTGTAATTCTAGTATTGAAACTAGAAGTGTATTTTTTTGTTTGCTCATTGGCTATATTTTCTATCACTTTATTTGCAACCACAATAAAATCAGATAAGGAATTACTAAATTCTTTCATAGCATTATCTATTTTTTCTACGTCTGGGTCATCAAGTAAAGTAGTTTTATTTAATGCATCGTCTATTGCTTTATTTAAGATTGCATATTTATTTGTATATGCATTATACGAATTAGTTAAATTTGTTTTATCTTCGGGAGTAATATATGTCGAAGAGCTAAGTGTATTATATTGTGCTTTTATATCCGCATTTTGAACATCTAATATATTTCTTTTTGATTTAATTTCTTTTCTCTCTGCTTTATCTATTACATTATTCGCAAATGTATCATCATATCCAACTTCTATATTGTCAACTCTAGTTTTTAAATTTTCAATGTCTTTAGCTAATGTTGTGTTTATAACTTTTGCTTCATTTTCAGAAATATAAATTAAAGCACCATTTGCCGCAGTTGTATAATTACTAATAGCTTCTCGCACTACATTGTATAAAGAATCCATAGAAGCTTTATCTTCATCAGACACTAAATCTTTTTTATTTAAAATTCTGGTAACCTCATTTACTATAGAAGTATAAGCATTTACGAAAGCGTTATATTTTTCATCTAAATTTTTTCTTTCTGCTAAAGTTGTATCGCTCATACTTGCTTTTAATATAATTCTATTATATTGGCTATCTACCTCTTCTTTTTGGAAAGATAATGAGCTTAAATTCGTTTCGATAGCTGCTCTTTCTACTTTATCTATTATATTATTTTTAAAAGTTTCGTCTATATTAACATCTAAATTATCTAATGCATCTGAAACATTTTGTATTTGAAGTGCTACTTCACCCTTGGCATTTTCTATTTCTTCGGAGTATCTGTTGTCTTCTGATTTAGCTAATTTTGACCCTAAATATTTAAAAAATTTATTTACTGCAACCCTATATTCTTCTAAGGCAGTAATTACTTGAGCCTTTTCTGCTTCATTAAAATAATTGTCTTTAGTTACTTGATTAATATTTTCTACCAGAGAATTATAATTATTAGAATACTCTAGGAATTGCGACCTCATTTCAGAAAATTCATCTTCGTCTAAACTTAAAGTTTCTAAATATTCTTCATATTTTTCTACTAAATCATTACTTTCATTTTCTAAATTAGTCATTCTTTCCTTTAAAATATTTCTTTCTATAACTGTAATAGTTCCGTCTTCTGAAGCTTCTTTAATCCAATTTTCAAGTAGATTTAATTGAGCCAATATATCATCATATTGTGCTTGAAGTTCTGATTTTTCTAAACTCAAAGAACTTTTCATTGTAGTTGTTATTGCATTTAAAGACATTATTATTCTATTTTTTTCTACATTTAATTTTGCAATTTCTTCATAAATAGCACCACCGATACCTATAAATAAGAAATCATCACAAGTTTTCTTTAAGTCATCTAGTCTAGCCTGACAAGTTGTTGCAAATCCAATAAGGATAGAAGTTTCACTAGGAGTTACTGCTCGGTCTTCTGTAGAATCCCAAAGTGTCATTTGAAAATTATTAAAAGCACCTTCTAATGCCTCTTTTTGGCTTTTTAATAAATTAGCATTTTCTGTTTCTTTTTTTTGACTCATAACATCTATTAATTCATCTATATAATTAAAATATTCTTTCATTTCTGTATCTAATTTATTCATTTCATTAATCAACTGATAATTTTCTTCCCCTGATACAAAGCTATCAGCAAATACATTTCTCATTGTTGTAATGAAATCTGAAAACATAGTATTCATTTTTATAGTATATGAGATTATTTTTTGTCTTAAATCGTTTTCTATATTAGTGTCAGAATATCCTTTATTTACTTCTTGAACTAATAATTCTATTTGTTTTGCTGTTTGTTGTATTTTCGCATATATATCAGCACTACCTTTTAAATCATCTCTTAATATTCCTACTACTTTAGTTATTCCGTCTACTGTTTGAGTAATATTGGTATATTTTTTCTCTATATCGCTTATTTTTTCAACCATATTGAGTAAATTAGAACTACTATCAGTTCCGGAAGTATTATCAAAATTTATTGTTATTTCTGTTTGATTTGGGAGTATAAACGTTCCCTTATTATTTACTACTATTAAAAATAATCCTTCTTTACTTTCTAATGTAGTGTTAGATGTTATAAGTTCAAAAGGGGATTCATTTTTATCCCAATAAAAATATTTATCACTACTATACATATTTTTAATATTATAATATATATTTCTATATCCTATTACCATGTTTTGAACACTTACATAAGTAAAGGAAGGAGTATTAGATAAACAAGCCATATACTCACCGTCCTATTCGTCAATGTTAATTTTATTTTCTTTTAATAGAGTCCATAATCTTCTATTTTTTAACATTTGTTTATTATTTTGTTTTGCATTCTTCAATACATCTAAAATAACTTTTTTAGTATTACTTTCTAATTTTTTATTAGATAACCTAATTTGTAATGTTCCTTCTTTCAAAGAATAATCATATCCAACTAAATAAAACCATTCCTCTAATTCTTTGTCTCTATCATATATTGCAATTATATCTCCTAACCCTAGAACTCCGTTCCAATGTTGTCTGAATTCATTATCTATAAGTCTGTCTAAAAAACTTTCTATATCTATAGATATATCTCTTGTAGGACAACATCTCATCTCAAGTTCTCTTTTTCCACAAGATATTATTTCTTGAGCATCATAAAATGCATCATTAGAATATGTATCATGATATATAAAGTTCTTTAATTCATCTAATAATTTATCGCTAAATAATCTTTTTCCATCTATTACACAACTTTCTCTATTACATTGAAGTCCTAATTGTTTTATCTCTTCTTTTATTTCTTCTAATCTTTTTTCACATTTTATTGTATTTGCCATATAAACAGCTTCTTTATCCATGCCCTCGTTTAATTGAAGAGCTACTTCCATTGCTCTTTCTGTATTGCCTGCGGTTTTATAATTTGATTCTATTTCTTTTAATTGTTTATTGTATTCTATATAGAAAAACCATTGATTTTTATAATCTGTTAATTGACTATCTACTTCATTTCTTTCTGTTCTTAAATCTCTTAATTGAAGACTTGTGGAAGAAAGTATAGAATCATGTTTTTGTAATGCGGCAATTAGCTCATCACTCATTTCTTTATTTTTAATAAAATAAGAATAATTTTCTATATAATTTTTCCCAGTAGGGATATAATCACTAACTATACATTTGTCTTCATTCCCTATTAATGTAAGTCTTGTAACTATGTCAGAAGAATTATCGGTAACTTCTAAGCTTTTAATATAATTATCATAAGATAATATTAATCCTAAGTTGTCTCCAAAATTATCTATGTAATATAAATCAATCTCTTGTTTTGTATTATCAAATACAGGAACGCATTCAAATTCTTCTGATATATTTTCAGATATAAAAGTAAACCAATCAGTATCTATATCTTCTAACCATCTCATACGTGGTTCAAAATGTTGTTTTATCTCTATTAACTCTGCACTTTTTGTTAAAATATAATTTCCTGCCTTATCCATTAAATAAGTGCTACCTTTTGTGTAATTTGAATACAAAACTTCTTCGTCTATATGACCAAATTTCCACCCTGTTTCTTGATACATATATTCATTTAAATTAATAATTATATTGTCCCCATCAGAGTAGTCTGAATTATTAAGCATTATTCCTATATTGGTTAAAACAATATTATTTTTCTCTAATTTTTTTTGGAATCCATATGCTTTAATCGTCTTAGATTTTTCATCTTTATTCTCTGTACATTCTTTAATTATAAAGAATTCCCCATCTAAAGATATAAGTCTTTCAATTTTAAATTCGTCATAAAAAGGATATTCTTTATTATTATCTATGATTTTGTTAACTATAATTGTTATTGAATCAATATCTTTAATTCCTCTTGTGACACTCGATAAAAAATCAACAGGCATAGCACATATTATCTCTTTATTAGTTTTGTGCAGTAGTAAATCAGTGTATCCTTGTTTCATTTCTTTTAAAATTATACCCATATTCATCACCTATAATATTACTGGAAATTCTGCTTTTATTTTAACTTTACCATAACCATATAATTTTAAATTATTACTTCCGGGTAATAATTTAATCCATTTCCTATTACAATAAGATAATCTATTTTCACCATTAGCATTTAAAACTGTAAGCATTTTATTATCTACAGATACAGGTTCATTTAGTTGTAGTTTTAAGGTCATATCATTGATTTCTATAGTGTTAATTATATCGTCTGTCGTTTCAGCTGTTATTATAGGATAACAAACTTCTCGACTTATATTTTCTATAGTTGTCGCATTATCACCGCTTAAAAGAATGACTGTTTCGAATTGTTTATAGAAATAATGAGTATATGGTTGGAACGTAACCTCTAAAAACCCTTGATTTCCAAAAGTTAATTTATCTTGTATTTTTACACATTTTAGATAAAGAACATAATCGGGATAATCTTCTGTTATAAAAGGGGCAAAAGAATCTGTAATTAACCACGTTTTTATTCTTTTAAATATCTCACTTGAAAAAGTTGTTAAATTACCCGTTTCATCTACATAAGCTAAATTTAAAATAATTTGATCAGGAATATTTGTTTCTTCTTTATATACCGGATAAATACCATCTTTACTATCTGAATTAACAGATACAGAAAAGGGTATTTTCATATCATTAACTATATTATTTTCAAAATATACCAATCTAACGTTATATTCATCACATGACACTCCGTTAAACATAAATTTATCTGAAATAAACATTATATCACTCCTTATAATAAAAAAAAATAGGAGCTAATTAAAGCTCCTATAATTTATTTGAAATATATTTAAATTCTTCTTCTATTGCTTTTGTTAATTTATCAATTGTAACCTCATCTGGGTTTCCTTGAATATTAATATGTATGCCTCCTAATTGAAGATTCGTGTTATTAGACTTGCTACCCTCGTACATATCTTTATAATTTGTTCCATATTGTTTTAAGCCTAAAGAATTATATATATCCGTATATTGTTTTAATACATCTGTTGCAATTTGTAAGTTATTAATTAAGTTATTTTTAATAGAATCTCCCATTATACCTAATGCGTCTCCTGAAGTTTCTGCAAATTCTATAAGTGTATCTTGTAGATTTTTAACATTCCCATCTAAATCTGTAAAAGTATTAGTAGACAAATTCTTTGTAACCATTTCTGCTATTTTTTCAGGTGTCCATAAATTCTCAAGTGCTTTTATTTTATCTTCTGATTCTTTTTCTGCTTTATCTATTTCCTTATCATACATATCTTCGATTTTTTCATCTAATCTGTCTTGTTGGATGTCTTTTAATGCCTTTTCTTCTTCTGCTAATTCATCATAAGCTTCTTGCAACTTACTTCTCGAAGCTAAAGAAGTATCTCTTTCAAGTATAGAAATTTTATTTTTTAATTTATTAACTTTATCTAATTGTTCATTATAATCATCTTTATAATCAACTTCACTTCTATAATCTTGATAAGCTTTCTTCTGGTCTTCTAAAGCCTTAACTCTCGCATCTTTTTCTTTTTCTATTGCATCTTTTCTTTTGTCTATTTCGTCTTCATATACTTTTGTTATCTCTTCTTCCATATCCTTTGCTATATCTAATTTTTCTTTTTGAATATCTTTGATTTTATTTCCTAATTCTTCCCATTGAACGATGGCATCAGGTAATTCATCTGTTTGAAGTTTTATATATTCTTCAAGTAAATCTGTCACTTTTTCTAAATCGTCTGTATTTTGATACTTGTCTAAGATTTCTTTTTGGTTTGTCACATTATTATTCTCGTCAAATTTAAATCCATATGAAGATAAACTATCTTTATAAGCATCAACCATTTCATTATATTGGTCTATTGTTTTTTGAAGATTGACTCTTTGTTTTTCGATTTGTTTAATTTCTTGTCCGTATAAATCAACCTTTTCTTTACCAGTAGCATATTCTAATTTTGCATCTAATAAATCTAATTGATTGCCTAACACTTTAAATTCGTTAGATAATTCAGTCACACCGTTTTTAAATTTATAAAGTCTATCCTCTAATAGAAGTTTTTCAATTGCATCTTTATTTTCTTCAATAGAGTTTTTCATATCTTGCCATTCTTGTTCGGCTTTAGGTAAATCTGTATATTGGATTTTAATATATTCTTCTGTAAGGTCTTTTGTTTCGTCTAATTTTTCTTTATATTTATCTAATTTATCTTTTGCTTTTTCTGTAGCTTTGCTATATGATTTTTTCTTTTTGTCACTTTTACCTTTATAATCACTTTCTGATTTTTGAGCTTTATCATATGCTTTTTCTAATCTATCATATTCTTTTTGCATCTTAGCTAATTTTTCTTCATAGCTAGTTAGATTTCCTTGATTATTAAAAGTAAATCCTTTTTTCTTTAGCTGCTCTCTTAATATTTTCTTTTCGTCCATTAATGAATCATAGTATTCTTTTTGTAAACCAACTTGTTGTTCGTATAATTCATTTTGTTTCTTTAAATTCTTTATTTTTTCTGTTCCAGTTGCACGTTCCATTTTTTTGTCTAATAAAGCTAGTTGGTTAGTACAACGAGAAATTCTATTCTCTAATTCTTGGAACATATTAATGCCGTTCTTTAAAGCATAAAGTAAATTTTTAGAAGTAATATCTATTTTTGTTTTAGTAGATTTACTAGAACCTACTGCCCCAAAATCTTTAAATGCTGTAGCAGAGACCCCATCAGTGCCTTCTGTTGGCGTTGGAGGTGCTCCGTCAATAGAACTCATACTTACATCAGATTGAGCCGTTACAGGAGGAGTTGGAGCGTTTATTTCAACAGGCGTATCAGAAATATTCTTAAATCCTTCAACACTACCAAATCTTACAGGAATACTTGCCCCTGCTATAAACTTATCTATTTTAGCAAATATCCCCTTTAATCCGTCTGACATAGCACCAATGAATGTAACTTTTTTAGTTTCGTCTTTGGCTTTTTTTGTAACAGTATCTTCTTTATTTACTGTATCTGTAAACCCGTTTTTACCATCCATTGTAACTTTTTTAGTTTCAGGTTTAGCTTTGTTGCTAACTGTATCTTCTTGTTGAACAGTAATAGTATATCCATTAGTAGAGATTGTTACTGCTTTATTTTCAGGTTTTGATTTACTGCTAACTGTATCTGTTTGTTGAACAGTTGTACTAAATCCCTCTGTAGTAAATTTTAAAGGCTTAATAACAGGATTGCCTTTTTCATCTAGTTCAATAGTTTGACCTAATGTTTCTGCAAAATTTTCACTCTTAAATACTACTGATTTTTGTGCTGGTTTACCTTCTATTTCTGATGTTTTTTCATCTACTTCATCTTTTTCTATAAAGAATTTTACAAGTTTTTCTTTTATTGTTCTAGCGTCTACAGTATCTAATCCGTCTAAAGCATCAATTATATCACTTACTACTTTTATTCTTTTTTCTTCGTCTAACTCACTTAAAGCTTCTTCTACTGATGCTATATCACCCTTTGCTAATCCGTTTTCTACTCTAACTGCTATTTTCTTTTCTTCATCTGTTTCCATGAATTTATCTAATTCATTTTTAACAGTATCTACTGTTTTTTCTCCTACAACTGTGACTCCAACTTTATTTGCTACTTTAGGGTGGTCTAACAAATATTCTATGATGCTTTTATAATTTGTAAGTTCCCCATTATTAAATGCTCCACCTAATTCGCAAATTAAATCAACAGTTTTGTCTCCAAAAGGCATACTTTCAAGTAATTTATTTACATATTCTAACTGACTTGTATCAATAGTTCCGCTAGTAAATAAGTCTGATATTTTTTCGTTTTCACTTACTTTAGTATATTTCTTTATTTCAGATTTAATATTTTCAAGTTGTTCTTTAAGATAGTCTTTATCTAGGTCTACTTTTATTTGATTATCTTTGTCTTTTTGAGCATTGTTTATAGCTGTAGTTATCTCAGGGCTTATTTTATTTCCGTCTTTAAGAGATATTCCTACTTGACATTCTGCTTCTGTAAGTTCCCCATTCAACATCTTATTAATCAATTTAAGATTTTCATCATCTGCTATACCACCAGTGTTTTTAAAAGACGTAGAAATTGCTGTTATTACTTCTAATTCCGTAGTAGTTACCTTATCTCCACCATCAGTTATACCTTGAATAAGATTTCTTATTTGAGGTGGTAAATCAACAAATGGGTCATCATTTTTACCTATTTTAGTAACTAAGTCTATTTTTGTTTCAATAGGAATATCACTACCTGCTAGTTCATCGGCTACCTCTTTTAAGTCATCAAATTGTTTTTGAAGTTGAAGGGCAGCATCGTCTCCCAAATTAACATCCATAAGATTTTTACCAAATCCCTTTAAGAATCCGTTTAGCTCTATCATATTTTTGTCTAGTTTTCCTTGTAATTGAGGGACAAAACTTTCAATCCATTCACTAGAATCTATTCCGGTTAATTTTTCAAGTTCTTCAGCCACTCCGGAAATTGATTTTTTATAATCATCTATGTTCCCTGTTGCTTGGAAAACATCATTAGCCGCATTAAGTGTTTTATTCCATTCTTCAACTTTATCATAGTTATCTACTGCATAATCGGCTACTTTATCAAAACCTGCTAAAAACTCATTTCTTTTATTGATGTTCTCTGCAACTAATTCATTTGACCAGTCATATATGCCCATTAACTCTATTAATTTACCTTTTTGAGTATCTCCAAGATTAGCATAGTTTTTATATTGACGAGCATTTCTGTTCATTTCATTCATAGCATCTTTTTGTTGGTCTTGTTCTAATGAATAATATTTTGAACTTTTTTCGATATTACTATTATTTATTGAATTAATTTTATCAGCTGTACGTTGTGCAATCTGTTCGTATCTTTTACATCCTTTTTCATAGTCAGCCAATCCATTACTAAATATAGAATAATCAAAGAAAGGGTTTGTAAGAGCATTTTTCTTTATATTATCCTCTATATTTCCCTTTTGGTCTTGTCTGTATTTACCAACCATTTTACTTGCTTCATTGGCAGCATCTTTTTCCTCTAATCTAAGCAATTCTTGTTTCTTTTTAATTGCTATATCTAATTTTTCAATTAATTCATCGGCACTACCACTTAAAGCTAATAAAGGGTCGCCATTTTCGTCATAGCCAGTTACTAGCTCAGGAAACATCTCTGCTAATTGTTGTTTATATTGAGATAATTTTTCGGCTTCCTCGCTAGTAAGATTCATTTTGCTTGACAATTCTTCAAAATCATCAGCCATACTTTTTAGGTTACTTTTTTTGGTATTTAAATCTCCGATTTCTTTTTGTGTTTTATCTATATTCTCTTTAGTGTTTTGGTACATATCTTCTGTTCTATGGATATAGTTATCTATAGCTCCTATAACATTACCAATTAATGTGGCTGCCAATGTTATCATAGCCCCATTTAATAATGATATACCTACAGACGCAGCCATAGATTTAGCACCCGCTAACACCATTGACCCTGCTGTTTTACCAAGTCCCTTTTGAGTTTGTTCTGCAACTATTGTCGCACTACTATATGTATTACTTATTTGTTTTAAATTTCCTGTCGCATCTTTTCTGTATACTTTAAATTGTTTATTAGAACTCCCCAATGATTTTTGAATTCTCATATTGCTTGTTTGAATATTACTAGCTAGTTTATTTGAATTTTTAGAAATCATACTTGTTACAGTACCAGAGGAATCTTTTAATTGATTTGTTACCACTTTTGTTTGGGTTTGTGCTTTCTTTAGGTCATTATAAAAACTACTACCAAATAGAGTTACTTGTTCTCCTTTAGCAGATGCTTTTAATGTTCTAAATAAACTTGCAACAGTACCTATTGTTGCAGGAAGAGCCATACCCATGCTATCTAATGATTTAGTAACCTTATTTACCATTTCCATAACTTCTGCAAAGCCAGTAACTAACCCTTTAGTCATATCACTTGATATTACAGTTGTTATAAAATCTCTAAATTGGTCTTTTAATGCTACTATTTTTCCTTCAAGAGAGTCTATATAACGAGCGTTTTCTTGTTTAGCCGAATCAACAGTAAATCCATCGTTATATTCTTGTACATATTGTAATACTGTTTCCCAGTTATCTAGCATAGCTTGTAACACATTGGCATGATATTTACTACCTATTGCTTCTGTAACTGTTTTTTGTTCAACGTCATTTAGTGAATCCCATTTGTCATGTAATTCATTTAATACATCAAATAAAGGTCTTGTAGTTCCTTTTGCTAAGTCAGCGGTTTCTATTCCTGCTACTTCTTTTAATGCTTTCGCTGTTTTATTAAGAGTTACCTCTCCTTCTTTAGCATTATAAGTAACCCCACCTATGTTAACTGCTATAGTTTTTAATGCATTACCTAATTTAGAAGCATCTTGTACTGTTTCCTGAGCACCAACAATCATACCAATGGCTTCACTCATACTATTACCATTTGCTTTTAATTGTGATGCAGAACGTTGTAATGCTTCGCCTATGTCACCTGAAGTGACTGCAAAGTTGTTCGGTTGTCTTCATATGAGTTCGCTACTTCTCATACAGTTCTCTTATGAACTTCTCTAGCTTTCACTAGAAGCCGAGACTATATCTTCATCTTGTTTTGAACAAGAGCTTTCCACTTCCACTCGCTTGAGTGTACGAGCTTTCGCTCTAGTCGTTGGAGTTTATTCATGTTAATTACGTAGTTAAATTATATTTTTTTGAAAATTCTATACTATTTTTTAATCTATTAGGCTTATATTTCATATCAAATTTATAATAAAATTCTTTTGGTATATATTTTAAATAAGGTCTGACTATATCGAAAAATTTTCTAAAATTTGTAGCATTAAAGTATAACCTATAATATAGTTTATCTTCGTATCCTTTAATGCCTGATTTATCAGTATGTATTCTTAAATCTATATCGAATCTTTCTTTAAACATATTTTTAATTCTTATATTATCTTCATAGCTAAATCCTTGAGTATTTAAATACCCAAATCTTTTAGCATAATTATTTTTAAACGAAACGTGCCATTGACCATCATCTAAAAACCATAATAATAACCCAAAAGGATTTATATTTTCTAAAACTGTATCTGATAAATATTTTTTACCATTTAATAATGTATTTTTCTTAAATTCTTCTTTATTTGGAATTTTAATTCTTACATTAGAATAAATATAAACACCAAATGTTGTATTTCTTTCATAATCATATTTAGAATGAGTGTCTATTCCTAAAGAACTAAACGTATGTTCTAACCATTCAACATAGAATCTTTGTTTATTGGTATGGACACAGCGAATATAATCTCCATTGATAGCACCATCGCCTAACATTAATCCGTATAAACTGTTTGTTATCTCTTTTTCATTCATAATCATGTGAATACTCACTCCTTTTTATTTTCGTAATTAACTTAGAATCTTACCTGCTGATTACCAATTTTTGGATATATAATCATTATATCCAAGGCACTTAGGGGTTAACCATATGCCATCTAATTAATTTTTTCTGCTTTCGCAACATTCACACTCGCCATTTCTAGCCATGTTGTAGTTTAATTAGCTTTACGGCTTCCCAGTCAATTCAAAAAGTAAAATAATACAATCGCTTGTATTACTGGGCGATTAGTTTACATTCACCCGCATAGTTTGCCTGATCCATATAATCAGTTAACATATTATAAGAATCACTAGCACCCTTAACCTTCTTAGTCATAGGTTCTAATGATTTTGTTACACCACCATAAGCTGATGCGATAGTTTTTAAATATTTATCAGAAGTTTCCTCATTTATATCTGCGACATTTGCATACATATTTACATCTTTTGCATATTCCATCGCTTGTTTAACATTGTCTATACCTAATTGGAAGGCTGACGCAGTTGAATTAATAATATCAACAGAACTTCTAGCAACATCTTGTCCTGTTTGGAACGCTAATTCCTTAACTTCTTGTAACTCTTCTTTTGTTCCTGTAAAACTAGCAGGAGCAACTTTTTCCATATCTCTAAAAGCACTATCTAAGTCTACAATAGTTTCTTTTATTGCATAGATACCTTTAGTTATTTGCATACCTAAAATATTACCTAATGAATAAGTAGATAATGTAGAGTATAAATTAGTAACAAATGAACTTGTTTTCTTTGCAGAAGTAGCTACTGCTGAAGACATTTGTTTAGAAGAATTTGAAGTTTGTCTAAGTGCCTTATCTAAAAGTCTTGCTTCACTTGTAACACTTCTAATTTGAGCATCTGCTTCTTTTAAAGAGACCCCATTTAACCCATTTAATTGATTTCTTAAATTAGTTATAGGTGTAACATCTTTACCCATAGCTTGATATTTTCTTTGTAGTTGGTCTAATGTTGCATTCGCATTTTTAAGAGCAGTCTCTAAATTAAAATTGCCCTCATTAATTTTAGAAACTTCTTTAACTTGCTTAAATTCATTTTCTAATTCATTTGCTAATCTTATTAAGTCTTGAATGTCTGCTTCTGCTGCTTCTGAATCTAAATCTATTTTAGTCTTAGATAATGTATCTGCTTTTTGGATTAATCTATCTAATTGAGTTGTATCTCCGAACATCTTAGTAACTTTAAAGGAGTCCATTTGAGACTGTAAAGTCTTAAATTTACTAATAGCAGTATTAAACTGACTATCAAGTTTTCCTGTAAAATTAATATTTTTGCCTAAATTAGATAAAGCATTTTCTAATTCTCTTGTACTTTGTATTAATTTAGTCATTTCATTATAAGGAACTGAACTGCTTAAAATATCTCCAAATTTAGTTAATTTAAGATTTCCTAATTGAGTCATTAAACTTTGTAATTCTTGCAGTTGTCCTTTTGTAAGATTAGTTTTGCTACCAAATTCATTTAATTTAGTTTCTGCACTAGTTAATGATTTTTGTACGTTATCAAAAGATTTTGCAAATTCTTTAGTTGTTTCTGTTGAAGTTCCAGTAATTTTTATATTAGGGAGCAATTTAGCTATAGTATTTATTTTACCTTCAACAACACCTAGTTCTGATTCTAAAGCTTTAAAAGTTTCTGTCCCAACAGGAGTTTTTCCAAGTTGTTTAATCAAAGTATCTCTTTGTGTTATTGCCTTATTAAAGGCATTTAAAGCGTCTGTTTGAGATTTAATACCAGTTGTATTTTGAATCATTTTATTGATTTCTTTATTTACTTGGCTTAATCTTGTAGATGCCTCATCATAAGGTAATTCAAGTAGATTTAATAATTTTTGTTCTAAAGCAAGAACAGGAGCGGTATTCTCTCCTAGTGTTTGTATAACACGTTTATATTCTTCCAATCTATTTAAAGATTCACTTATACCCGCATCAATCTTAAAAGATTGCTTATTTGCTTTAGCAACATTATTTAATCTTTGGATTTCTGATTCTGTCTTTTCTATTGAACGATTAAGTTCCATCAACTCTGAAACCGCAGTATCAGAATTAATATTTATTTTTACATTTTTTAATTTTTCATAAGATGCTACTACCTTATCAATATCTGCGACCATTTGAGGACTGCCAGTAAATCCTTTATTCTTTAAATCGGAAATCTTTGACCCAATGTCTGCTACTTTTTTATATGCAGTTTCAAGTCTTGAATTAAAGTTACCATTTATCTCTATACTTTTCGCTATATTCTTTACATTTTGTAAGTCAGATAAAAGCGTAGCCATTGTCTCATGAGAATTAGATACGTTTAGAATATTATCTAATTTCGTACCCTTAATCCTATCCATTTCTTTTCTTAAAGCTTCTAATTGAGAGATTTGCCCTTCTGTTAGATTTTTATTTTTGAACATATTATCTATAGTTTGAGATGTTTTAGTTGCAGAATCTTGTAATTGATTAAATGTTGCGGCCAAACTTTTAGTTATATTTGGTTCAAAATTCTTATTCTTTAATACATCTAACTCTTTAGATACATTCCTAATCTTAACTAAATTTTCATCTAACTGCTTATTTAAAACTGCATAAGATTGATTATTTGTAGTCTTAGACATTTGTTTTTCTAAAGAAGCTCTTTCATTCATCAACTTATTAAATTGATTCATAGCAGAAGTAGCTTTTGGGATTTCTCCTGACACTTCACTTATTCGAGTTTTTATTTTAGAAAATTCTTCTTGTGCCTGTGCAAAAGTTAATTTATTTAACCCTTCTAATTTAGCCTTTAAAGAATCTATTTGAGATGTGTCTTTCCCTAAACTTGTAAATTTAGTTCTTAATTCTTCTAATTGCTTCATTGATGCAGATACATTTATTTTGAAAACATCCATTTTTTTATTTCTTTGCATATCTGCCACCAATTTATTGTAATCAGTATCTAAATCTTTTATTTTATTATTAAGATTAATTAGGTCTGCCTCTGCTGTCTTACCATTGACTCTTATATTAATATTGCTTAATTCTTTTGCTCTAGTAAATAATTTATCAATAGCATTGTTATCTCCATACCCTTTTGTGTATAAAGATTTAATTTTATTTTGAAGAATACTTGTATCGGCTTCTGCTTTTCTTATACTTCTAGCTAGATTATCTGACAACTCTAGTTTCTTAAAAGACCTAGAAAGTTCATCTGCCTTAGTGATTAACTTAGACATTTCGGCATATGGCTTATCTGCTTTCAGTATATTCTCAAGATTCGCTTCTTGTTTAAACTTTTCAACCTGATTTTGTAAAGTCTTAATATCCGCTACCTGATTACCTGCAAGTTTACGTTTTCCTAAAGCATTTTCGATAGAAGTTCCTAATTCAGTTACCTTTTTAATTGTTGATTCAAATGAAGAATTCAAACTAGATGTAATATCTGATTTAATATTCTTTTTATTTAAAGCATCAATTTTACTACCAACTGATTCAATGTCTTTATTAACTTTTGTTAAATCTTTAGATAGAGCTTTATAAGCCTGTCCTTGATATGTTTGTTTAGACATTTTCTTTTCAAGTTTATCTTTTTCAGATATTAACTTTTTATATTCTGCGACTAATTCTTTTGCACTTTTTGCTTCGCCTTGAAACATTTTAGAATTGCCTTTTGTATTTGAACCCTTAGTCAAGCTATTTATTTGCTCTTTAAGCTTTTCAATTTGTGTAAGCAATTCTTTGTCATCTATTCCAACCTTTATTTTCTTAGCATTTTTTTCTAAATCTGCTATAACTTTTGATAACTCTGATGCTGACTGTCCTTTATCAACGGTTGGATAGACTCTAATTCTTATATCATCAGCCAATTAAATTCACCACCTTTAATACGCATAAGAATTACCACCTATACGAAGTGGTAATTTAATTTTTTTATACTACTCTAAGACCCCTAGCTAAAAGTCTTTCTTTTAACTCCGTAGGAATCATAACGTCTATAGCTGTTTTTGAATTATCAACTACGTTGGTTGCCGGATAATAAACAGGATTATCATCTCTATAACCCGGAGCCCAAACTGTTCCTTCTTCCCAACGGTTCAATGGGAAATAATGTGCCCCATGCTTATCTACCCATCCACCATTATCTTGGAATACCCCGTCTATTTCCATATGGCTAACTTGTTCAGAAGTAACTATATTTTTAAAATCTCCACTTCTTTCGTACATATTCGGAATTCTCTCATCATATCCTGTTTCTTGCATAAGGACTTCATTCATGATTTCTTCCATTTTTTCTCCTACGCTATCTAACTCATCAGCAACTATTCTTTCTATATGGGCGACAACCTGATCTAAATTATCAAATATCATCTTGTTCGCCTTCTTTTTTAATTTCCTCTATTTCTTTCTTTAACTTTTCACAATCTTTAGTTAAAAGTTCTATTTTTTCTCCCTTTAATAAATTTCTTTTCAATATTAATCCTTTTTCTAATTCGGTTAATTGCTGAGACTGGTTCAATAATACTTCTAGGTATATTTCATCTAATATTTCTCTTACTTCGTTTAATACTAAAATCATATCTTTATTAGGATTATTTAACGCCCCTATAATATTTTCATCAACTTCTATATTCGTACATACAGGGAATAATATATTGTATATATCTTCTATGTCTTCTGCATCTAAAGTATGTTCAGTTTTCCCTTCTATAATATCCTCTAATTGTAATCTTATTTCTTCTCTTTCCTCATTTAATATATTATAAACCGTTACTTTTTCTAATTCCCCGTTAATTTCTACTACAAACTCTTTTCTCACTTTTTCTAATTTAAAATCGCTTACTTTCATTTTGTTTATTCTCCCTTCTAAAAATAGGTAAAAAAAAATGCGTCAACAGAACTTAATCTGCTGACGCTATAAATTATTGCCCAACTTTTTTGTCTATTTCTAATATTAAGTCTTGGTCATCAACTAATATGTCCCAAGTTAAACTAAAGTCTGATATTTCTTGTGCTGAAATTGTTAAGTCAGCATTAGGCTGTGCTTTTGCCTTACTGAATTTTATTGATTTAATTTCTGTACTACCATCTTCATTAACAACTTCAAATGTACCTTCCATTTTATAATATTTACTTGGTATAGTACCTTTAACTTGTATTTTAGTCCCAGTTATTTCTCCACCAAGCATTTGAGCTAAGAAGAAGTCGTCTATAACTTGGGCATCCATTTGTAATGTTCCTTTTCTTTGACCTGCTATAGTTATACATAAGTCCCCTCTTTTATAAGCTTCAAAGTTTTCTGATTCAGTAGTTATATTAAAACTGTTAAGGAAATCTATAGTAGTAGTGTCTTCAGCATTAGCTAAATTTGTTAAAGTTAAGTCACAAGCACTTTTTATCGCATATCCCATAATCATTCATCCTTTCTATTTTTTTAATTTAGTTATTTTTTGCCAAGATTTTATTTTTTTAGGGCTATATTTTCCACCACTTGCCATTTGCCATTGTTTCTGTTCAGAACTTCTTAAAGCTTCAACAGAATAACAATCTCTTAGCCACCATATAGTTTTATTTCTCATTTCTTCATAAGAATTAATATTCCTAAAATACATAACTTCTCTGACAACATTTTCAAAAAGAATACTATTATCAACTTTCCTTTTTTGATAATATTCTCTTTGTTTTTGCTTAAATCTTTTAACAAGTTCAGGGTCTCCCTTTAGCTCTGTTGGCTTTTGGGGTTCTTCAAAATGACTCATTTCTAAAATTATTTTACAAAGAATAACAAAATTTTCATCAGTAATAAATGCTATCGGATTTCCTATTCCGTCTTTATTTTCTTTTCTACTACCTTTTTCGTCTATTCTAAGAATATACCTTTTTTCTTCGTCTTGAAAAAATCCCATATCCTCAAGAGATGTATCGTATAATAAAGTTAATCCTCTATAAAAGTCATTTAATATCTTCTTTGATTTATTCATCATTTCCAAAAAAATAGTGAAGAAAAGTTTACTTTCTTCACATACTTCATCATACGATAAGGACAACCCCATATAATATGGTTTTATAAAATCTATGAAATCATAATCATACATAAAATAATCTACGATTGGTTGTTTTATGATTCCCAATGTATATTTTTTTAAGTCTAAAGGGATACCCGTAACATATTCTTTAGTAAAATACATTACATACCTTCAAAATATTCAAGTCTATATACAGACATATATCCTATATAGTCACTAGGAATATTATACATTGGGTAAGTTTGCTCTAATGTTGGGAATCCAATAGCTTTTAAATTTTTATTTTCTCTAAGCATTTGTTCTATTCCCTTATATATTAAAATATCTCTCAAACCATTTAATGTAAATCTACAATCTTTATGGCATAATACGCCAACTTCAAACTTAAATTGCTGTATTTTATTGCTTTGTCTATATACTCCCGTATAAGGAAAGTCTCTATATATATTAACAAATAAAGAAACATCTGATTCCTTCATTACTTCCGGAGCCTTTTTATTTATAAATACTTTTTTCTCTTTAAGTTTTTTAATTGGATTTTCTAAATCCTCAAGCTTATATATGTCTCTTTCTTTTTCATTATTATAATATATCAATTTATTTATTTTATCATCTAACATTATTTCATTTGAGAGTTTAATCAAATATTTATTTGGAAATTGTTCTATCATCTTAAACACCTCTCACAGTAATAACAAACATATCTATTGTTTCTTTTGTTTTTTTATCTCTAGCAATAAGCATAATGTTATCACCTATTGATTCAATATTAGATGATTGTTTAATAGTACATTTATTATTTTCTTGTCTTATAATACTTGTATTTGAATAATCTGTATCTAGTATAAATTCTATTTCTTTATCTGTGTCGACATTGTATTCATTTTCTTCGCCTAGATAAATGTAATCTAATCCCATCACGTTATTATCTTCCTCAACCTTTTTTTCTCCTACTATATTGTAGGCTATTTTATTTTCGCAATCGTCTTCTAAAATGCGAACCGTTTGTTGAGTTAGTGCTTTTATCAACCCGTCAGCACCACTATATCTACCATTAAATTCAAAATCATTTATATGTGTAACTCTAAATACTGTTTTTCTAGTTAACATTACTCTTGTTCCAGTATCAAATGTTCTTGTAATTGGATTTGAGCCTATGAATATATGCCTTTTAGCATCTCCTATATCTACATATCTAGTTTGGTTAACACCATCACTATACATTGTTAGGTTTAATATAGAAACTGGGATAGGATATACTATGCCATTATAGGCATAATTAATAATTTGATTACATCTTCTAGCTACAAAATGTAAATAAGCACCCATTTCATGATGCTCTTTAAATATAATTAACCAATAACAATTATCAAAGAAACAATAGCACCCTATATCGACATTCGTGTCGACAGGGAAATATATTTCTTTTTCATCTAATGATGTTTGGTCATTATCTGTTATATTATTAACTACTGCCATAACAGTTTTTGTATTTTCTGTTATAAGCACTTCATCGACATCTGTTACTTGTATATCTATTACTGTGGGTGACCTGTATAGCATTTTTTCGAATGTTAGTTTAGCCGTTGCCCTTAATTTTTCTCTTTTATTATTTTGACCACGTAAAGTAAAAGTTTTGTATTCATCTAAAAACTTACTCAAAACCATAATGCCCTTCGTAAGTGTAATCAATTTTCATTTTTCGAAAATCCTCTTCGTGAAGTTTCTTCAATGTCATTAAATTTTTTAATAAATTGGCATTTGAAGTTTTCTTAAAATCGTGGTCTGTAATAATATTCCTTAAATTATCTTCACTATTTACAATTCTTTGTAGCCATCTACATACCATACCCAAAGCAAGAATTTCTATTTCTCTTTCAGTTAGATCAGCTTTAATATAACCTGAAACTCCATCATCTTCGGAAACGATAGTTAAATCCTTTTCACAAGTGTCGAATTTTATAGTCGCTCCACGAAGATATCTGGTCATTGTTTTCATTTGTATTTCTTCAGGTGCTAAAGCCAGTCCGTCATCTTCAACTTGGTTTAAAAAAACAACAAATATCTTCTCTATTGGAGTACTCATATTAACACCTTCTAATTTGATTTAAATATATAAGCATTATTAAATTTGCTTTCGATTGCAGAACGCTTACCCATAGAATCAAATTCATTTAAGTGAGCTAAATAAACTGCTCTTTGGCATAATCTTTTAGCTAATTCAGGGGATTCGTTTTCAAGTATTCCCACAAATTCATCAACAGTACTATTTTCTAATACCTCATCTAAGTAATCCAAAGTAAGAACTTTGTCGTTATATATTTTAGTTAAATCTAATATATCAAGCACATCTTTTAATTCATATTCATCACTATATATATCTACTATTGATAAAAATAATTTTCTCATAGTTGGAGAATTTTTCATTTTTAATAATAAATCTAATCCTACTATGGCTGTTTCTCCGGGTTCATTCATTCTTATAGAATCATAACCATTTTCATAAATAAATGAGCCATTGGTTAAATTCATTACTTCAATGTCTATTTTAGATGCTTCTCTTTTTAATTCTCTTATCATTTCTGCTCTTGTTCTTTTTCTTGCTTTCTTTGTTTCTTCAACTGTTTCCTTCCCTAAATTAACCTTTTCCTCTACTTTTTTAGTTGCCATTTACTATCATCTCCCTATCTATATTTACTAAGCTATATCATATCTACCGAAGTTAACTGCTTTTACAACACCTATATGTACTCTTCTAGTGAATAGATATTCGATTTCTCTGTCGTTTCTAGCACCAGATTTATCTTCTAGTACAAATGCTTTTCCTTCAAAACCAACCATTATAGGTTTAGTCATTCCACTTGGGACTATGTATAGATGTTCATCGTCACCTAAACCAAATTTACCAGTTTCTTTATTGAATGTATTTTTTAATTCTACACATTTCATACCTTCGAACATTTTTAAGTAACCATTGTTTCTTAAATCTTCTCCGTCTAAAACGAATCCTTCTAATGCAGGTATTTTAGCTAATGCAGTTTTAGTACCATATATAACTGGGTCTCCTAATCCTAAACCGTCTACTTTAGCACATAATAAAGATAAAGCATCTCTAGTTACTGTACCACTTTCAACTAAGTTAGCATGACATTGACCATAAGCACTAACAAAAGCGTTACCTATTCTTCTAACCATATCTTGTTGAGTAGATTTTTGAACTCTATCTACTAATTTTGCTAAATCTATTCTTCCTGCTAACCAAGCAGTAAATGGAGCATAGATTTTTACACCTAATTCACTAGCAGTCATAGGAACTTTTCTATTCATTAATTTTTGTCTTAATAGATTGTTATTATCTGTTGCAACTACAGATACTTCAAATAATCTATCGTCTTCTACTGTAAATTCAACAGTATCTCCTAATTCAAAATCTCTGAATTCACAGAATGGTTCGAATACCTCTCTTAAAACACGAGAAGTACTTTCAGTTAATATTTCTGATAATATTGCGAATACTTTATATTTGTTATCTTGGAAAGTATAATAATCCCAAGTTCCACCCATTTCGTTTAATACTAATTTTCTTAATTTATCTTCAGCAGTATTTAAATCGTATGTATCAGGGTTTCCGTCTAATATATCTATTGCCATTTGAGCAACTTGACTTCTTTTTTCCACTATAATCATCCTTTCTTTTCTTTATTTTCTTATGCGTGTAAACATACTTCTATCATAGTTGAAGGTTGTCCTTCAAAGTCTATACCTACTCTTCTAACTAAGAATATACCATTATCGGCATCTTTAACATATTTTCCTAAATTTGCAGTATCAGGAGCTAATTTATCTCCTACTACCAGTCCTTCTGGTAAGAAAGCGTTAGATATTGTGTAAACATCTCCATGTCCTAAATATTCAAATCTACCTCTTTCACCTGCTAATAGTTGGAAGTCTCTTTCGTCCATTTGATTATCATACATCAAAACAGAACAATCAACTATAGCCGCTAAATCTCCTTCTGCGAATTGACCAACTTTGTAAAGTTCTCTTTCTCCATTTTCAGCAAAACTTTTAACACCGACTACCATACCATTTTCTAATACTTGTTCGCATATACCATTTATAGGATTTGGATATGGTTGTCTATCTTTTCTCATTATTGCTCTCATAACTGTTCTTATCACACTTATTCACTCCTTTTAATTTTATAAATTTTCAAATATACCATCATAAGGAATATGAGTATTTCCCTTAGTTGGCACGTGTAAACTAGGCTCTTGTTCTGGTTCTTTAGGTTGTTTATTTTGCATATTTTCAAATGCTTTTTTGCCATATAATGTAAATAATTTATTACTTAATTCTTCTACATTAAATTCTCCATTTAAACATTGTTCTTTCATTTCTTTAGTTTCTTCTTCGTCAAATGAGAATTTAGCTAGAACTTCTTCAACCTTTTCTACAAGTTTTTCTTGTTCTGCTTGAGCCTCTTTAGCTTTTAATTCCTTAACTTCTTCTCCTAAAGAGAATACAGTTTCATTAGCATTTTTTAATGCTTCTTTAGTTTCTTCTAATTCTTTATTGACACCGTCTAAATCATTTTTAAAAGTGTCGACAACTGTTTTGGCTTCTTGACCAACCTTTTCCACTTCTGCATTAAAAGTAAGTTCTGCCATTTCTTTAGCATCTTCTTCATCTAAGGCAAAATTAGCAGATTCATCAACTTTTTTCTCTCTCCACTCACTTATATATTCTTTTTTATTATCAAAGTCTAAAGTAAGAGTATCTTCTTTTACAGAATAAGGAACGCCATAGTATTTATAGCCATCGTTTCCTTGAACTACTACTACAGAATCATCGGGTATAGTATCTACATAGTAAAACTCTCTAGTTTGATATGTTTCTCCCCAAGAGTATTGTTTTTCTATTAGTCTATTACTTAATTGTTCTCTTATTTGTAACGCCATACTTCTATTAGAAAGAGAATATTTGTTAGTGTTATCCATACTTTCGTCTCCTTTCACATTTTGTTCTATATTATTTAAAAAATTAATTAAATCTTTTTCAGTTTTTATTCTTGTAAATTCAAGAGTTGCATTAGCACCATCTATTCCCGGAGCATAATCGTCACCTAATATAGTAACTCCTAAAAATTCAAACTTAGATATATTTAAAACTCCACTATATTTATCTTTTTCGCTTTCGAGTATATTGATTTCCATACTTACAGATTTATCTCCTTCTTTAAGAAGATTATAAGCATCTTTGCAATATCTGTTCCATATAGTACCTGTAGCAGTAAGATACTCTTTTCCGTTTTCACCTTTTTCGTAAGAAAGGTCAAAGTTTTGAGAAAAAGTTCCTATAGGTTGTTCTATATATTTAATCTCATAACTTCTTTTACCATTGACAACTTTTGGAACAAGTATCATTTCATGTTCTCCAAAGTCTAAAGGTTCACCATTTTCATCATACTTAACATATGCTAATATTGGTTTATCATATATTGATGCCTTAGCCTCTTCTATTGCTTCTTTTGAAAAACTTGTTCCTTTTGGATTAACTCCTTCATGTAAGATTTGCATTTTAACACTTGGATTTGATTCATTGTTTTCTGAAAAGTTTAAGAAATTTTCTTCTAAAGTCATAGAACATGGTATTCTAATTATCAAAGGATTTCCTCCTTTCTATAAGAATTAAAAACACATATATAGTTCATCACTTATTATATATTCGCTTTTTTCATCATTTGAAAAAAGTAAATATTTATCTGAATTTTCAAACACATAATGTGTTTCCTTACCTATTTTTTGTATTGCAATACAATCAAAGCCTATTCGTTTTAACTTTTCTGCTTTATCTCTTGTATCTGCAATTATATATTTTCCCATATTATTCACATCCATTTCCTAAGTATAAAACACCGTTTCCTTGTGCCTTCGTATCTATATCATTGAGGAAATTAGTACATTTGACAAGTCTTGCCCACAATTCACTTTCAGTTGGCTTTCTGCCATAAGTTTTAACAAAATCTTCTTTAATCAATGCTAACGCTCCTGAAACGTGTGGAGTAGCCTGAGAAGTACCACTTGTCGTTGCATATCTATTATTCTTATAAGTTGACATTATATTGACACCATATGATACAATATCTATTTCCGAATTTGTATTACTGAATTTTGCAATATTATTATCTCTGTCTACTGCTCCAACTTCTATTACTTCATGATAATTTCCGGGAAAGTTAATCTCATCTGTATCTGCACTTCCGTCTCCATTGTTTCCACTAGCACAACAAATACATATACCTTTGTCTACTGCCTTTTTAATAGTATCGTGTAAAGAATCATCATTTGCTCTACCACCTAAAGACATATTTATAATATCTACATTTTGTTCAATGGCATATTCTAATCCTTTTACTATACTAGGAAATGCACCGTCACCAACTCTATCTAAAACTTTTACTATTAATAAATTACATTCAGGTGCAACTCCAGTAATTCCTTTTTCAGCTCTATTACCTGCTATAATACCTGCTACATGAGTTCCGTGACCATTCCAATCAGTAAAATCATCTTCTTTGCCTTCGCTTGTAAAGTTTTTACCACCAATTATTCTGTCTTTTAAACATACATGGTCTGCATCTACTCCTGTATCTAATATAGCTACAGTTATACCTTTACCATAAATTCCTTTATCCCAAAATGATTCTGCTCCTAATAGTTTTATATTGGAAGGAATTTTATATGGTATATCGTCTTTAATTTCTCCTAGAGAACAAGGAGTTAGTTTAAAATCACTCATCTTTATCACCTTTGTCTATTAATGCTTCTTCAATTCTATTTTTAGCTATATTAAAATAACTTTCATCTAATTCAATCCCCATAAATCTTCTATTTAAATTCATACAAGCTACTCCAGTAGTGCCACTTCCCATAAATGGGTCTAATACAACATCATTTTCATTTGTGTGAATTTTAATTAAATACTCTATCATTTTTAAATTTTTTTGAGTTGGGTGATATCTTCTAAATCCTCCTCCAGATTCAGAAGGATATTTTAAAACGCTGCTTTCATATTTTCCATTTTGCCTATTAAAAGTCCATTTATTTTTTGGTTTAACATACCATGATAATATTTCAATATTACTTATATATCTCCTATCCCTATTTCTAGGCATAGGATTTGTTTTCTCCCATATTAATTTATCTTTAAGCATTAAACCATTATTTTCAAATATTTCTTTCAACTTACCAAATTGTTCAAACGAATGAAATAATATAAAACTACCGCCCGATTTTATTAATGGGATAAATTGTATTAAATTTTCTTCTTCAAACCCTTTATCCCATTCTCCAAAATCTATACCATTTCTACCCGTCCTATCTTTCATAGTTTTAAAATTGTTTTTCTTAGATATATTGTACGGGATATCAGTTATAATACAATCAACCACTTCAATATTGTTTATAATGTCTAAACAATCGCCTTGATATAATTTATACCTTTCTTCCATATTCTCACCTATTCATTTGGATTTGTACTACTATTTTCAGCATTAGATTCTCCTGTTTCTGCTTTACTAGGTCTGCCACCCACTTCATTGCCAACTTGAGTATATGCAGTTGATAATGGTAACATTTTAGATGCTATATCTTCTAATTCTTCCGATTCTATAGTACTTAATGCTCTTAAAGGAGTTAGTCCTATAGTACCTAAATATTTCCATTTAGGAGAATAAACAGTTAAAGCATTTCTTTGTCTTTCTGCTTCTAATCCTTGATTGTATTCGTTAGTAGGTATAAATTCTAAGAACCAATTTGAAGTAGCCCTAACGCTTCTCATATGGTCATTAACCCAGTTTTCTATCTCCTTTTGTATTCTTAAAGGCATTAAAGTGTCTATTGTAAATCCTATACTTACTGCTTCTGTATTGGTTGTATTACCATTGAATAAGTTGTCATTTACGCCACTAGAATCATATATAGTTGTTTTGGTTTTTTCTTTAGCATCAAGTATATTAGAACTATTTCCATCACTAGATATTAATTTTAAATCCAAAGGAGAAGTTAAAGTACAATAACCATAAGGAACTAAATTCTTTAATGAATTATGGTAGTTTAATATTTTCTTTCTTTCCATTTTTAACTGACCTCTATCGTCAAGTTCAGGTTTTTGATGTAATAATCTAAAACTATCTATATAAGCATTTAAATTAACTAAATCTGATAATTCTTCTAATGACGCCAAACTATCAAATAAATAAGAATAATACGGAGTACCTTTTTCTTGCCATTCATCTAATGTAAAAGCCATATAAGTAACTTCTGTCATTTGATACCATGAATTTTTTATAATTCTTCTTTTATCCAATCTGCCCTCTTGATAATCCCAGTATAAATTTTGTATATCTTGTGGGAACGTATAATAATTAGTAGAATTTAAATATCCTAAATTTATAGCAAATTTAGAGACCATATTACCAGTCTTTTGAGTTATCATACACATCTCTCTAGGAAATTTAAAAAATAAGTAATTATTTTTACCTTTAACTAAAGCTAAATAAATTTCTCCATATTCTATAATATCCTGTGCAATCCATTTGCAGTTATATTTTAGATTGTATTTTTCCACTTGTTTTGAAGCTTTTCTTCTAGCTTCTTTTATACTTTCTTCTGTTTTATACTTACTAACATCTAATGGCATTATATAGTGGTCATAAGTAAGTAAATTAGATTTATAGGTAATTAATTCCTTTAACTGACCGTTCTTTTTAGTAAGCATATCTCCTATTTTTTGAAGTTCTGTTTCTGTATATTGATTATTTGTTTGATTACTTAACATTTTTCTTATATTATTTTTAACTCTTACACTATTATCCCTTATTGTTGAAATTTGGGAATTATAAGTCTTCAAGCTATATAATAAATCTTCGGAGAAATCATAAGCATCATAAGAATCAATATTTTCTTTTTTTACATCTTCACTCAAATATATCAACTCCTTACATTGAATTTAATCTTTCTTTCTACGCCATATCATTTTTACATCTATTTTCAAACCATATTAATACTTGTAAACTATCTAAATCATCAGCTCCTACTTACTTTTATATTCATGTATTAATTTTTTGATATAATTAAATATGCTATTTGGGTCTCTTCTCTGTCTTTCTACTTCATGCCAGTTCATTTTTGTTCTTGAGTGAAAATCTCCATGACCTCCACAATGCACATAGCCATTAGGAGCGCCCATTCCAATTTCAGTTCCATAATATATACATATATCGTTGTGATTAAACATAAACATTAATTTTAGTAAGTTTTTAATTTTATCTACGTTAAAATTACAATCAACAGATATTCTAGTCATATCATGATTGTCTAGGAAAATAACTGCATTATTTATATCATTTCTAACTTCATACCTGCTATTGTGTAATATTTTATTTTTCATCCAACCAGCTTGTTCAAAATTGAATGTTTTCATTCCTGTTTCTATAGCATATTTATTACTTATTTCAAATTCTTCCCAACATTCACCAACTAAATAAGCATCAGGTTTTATTTTGTATACCTCATCGCAAAACCACTTCCAAAACTCTATTGGGTCACCACTAGCATATTTAATTGCATCAAGTCTAAATCCGTCTACCTTATGCTCTACCAGCCAAAACTTTATTAATACCTTTATTAAAGTTCTGACTTGTGCTGATTGATTATTCAGTTGAGGCATTGTGTAGTACCATTTGGCTAAATAATACTGTTTATTCTCATTACAAATTTTCCAAGCGTCATCTAATTTATAGTTGCTCCAAAAGTAACAATTGTTTTTACCTTGAATAGATTCTTTAAACATTAAATGTTCTGAACTTGTGTGACATAATACTAAGTCTAATAAAACTTCTAACCCATTCTCATGTGCTTTCTCAATAAAATTATCAAAATCTCTAAAACTACCATATTCTTTTTTAATGTCAAAATGATTGATAATGTCATATCCATGCTCTGTTGGACTTGGGAATATAGGGGTTAACCATAAAGTGGTAACTCCTAATTCTACAAAGTATGGTATTTTATTTGCTAAATCTTGAAAGTCCCTACAGAATGCTGGAAAATATATTTCATAAATTATTCTTTTCTTATTCTGCATAATAATAACTAATCCTTTCTTTTATATTAATTCTAATCTTTTATTTGTTATTTCTACTGCTTTAGAGTTTAAGTCGCATCCTATATAATTTCTGCCTAATTCTTTAGCTACAACTAAACTTGTACCACTACCACAGAAGAAATCGGCAACTACATCTCCTTCATTAGAAGATGATTTAATTATTCTCTCTAATAACTCTTTAGGTTTTTGAGTGTCATATCCTGATCTCTCTTTGCTTGAAGGAGACAAAGGTTTAATATCCCATACATCAGTTATATTAGCCCCTTCTTTCTTAGGAGTATAATAATAAACTTTATTACCATCTTTGTCTCTTCTACAAGTACGAACACATAATTCTCCTTTTTCGTTTCTATGCCTAAATTCTTTTAGTGTTCTTTCAGTATAAGGCTGATATTGTGTGTTATAAACATACTTGTCTCCATTAGAATATCTTAATATATTGTCATGTTTACAACTTATATCTTTACTCCTAGATTGCCCTCCGTAATTCCAAATAATATCATTTCTGAAATTATCAATTCCAAAGATGCAATCCATATCCACCTTTAAATAATGAACCAATCTATAATCACATTGAAGATAAATTAATCCTGTGCTTTTAAGAACTCTTTTCATCTGAAATAATCTTGGTCGATACCACTTCATAGCCTGTGTTACTGTTCCTAAATTATCATTATAATCTTTAAAATTTTTACCTGTGTTATAAAGAATATCACAATATATAAGGTCGATAGAGCCAGTAGGTAGCTGCTCTAACAGTTCTAAATTATCCATACAATAAACTTTATTTAATTCCATATCCTCACCTCGTTATACGAAAAATAAGATATCATCATCGTCATCACCAAAGCCTTCTTCTTGTGCGATTAAATTACTCAAGAATACGGCATATCCTAATGAAGAATATCTATCTTTTCTATTTGCCCCTCTTTCAAAAAGTTTTATTTTCCCTTCTTTACTTTCATGGTTCAAACTTATCATTTCATTAACCATAATAGTTGTTTGAACAAACGGAGCAAGGTATCTAGCCTCTCTATAAGCCGCCTCTTCTAAATCTAAATCTAAACTAGCTACTTTTTCAGTTACTAATATTTTTGCCTCTCTATCATTCATAGGAAGTATTAAATCTTTATCTGCTAATAATTTTCTTACACTTACTGCTATTCTACTGTTAACTTCGCTGTTAGCCTGCATTGAATAAACAAAAGGCAAGCCAGTTCTTTTAGATAAATCATCGACTCTATTGTCCTCATTAAAGCAGGTAAATCCATCATATCTGACTCCCCTCTCTTCATCATAGTTACTTTCTCTGACAAATTCCCAAACTGCTTCTCCAACACCAGTTGTATCTATAATAAGTTTATCTGCCCCGAAATCATAGAATAATTGTTTTATTCTTATAGCCTGTTGTTTAGCTGCCATACCATTGTGTGCTTCCATATATACAACATGGCGTTTAAACTTACCTCTATCAGGTATCATTCTCATTAATAAGAAACTGGAGTTATCGTTTGCCACACCTTTAGCTAAGGCGATATCACAAGCCATAATTCTTATCTCACCGTTAACTCTAGGCATATACCATGATTGTTCGGATTTCTTCTTTTTTCTCTCTGCTATCCATTCTTCCGCTGTAGGAGGATAAAATACATCGAGTGTATCTCTACAAGGATTTATAATAGAAGATTTAAAGAAAGCGTCATCTGCTTCATTGAAGAACACTGCACAATACTCCATTAAAAAAGATGCATAGTTCATACCTTCTGCATCCATTTCTCTTTCCATTTTCTTTTTAGTATTTAATCCATGCTCTAAAGAACAGGTAAAAGGAATATTACAAGCAAAGGAATCAAATTTAGTTAGCATATCTTTAACTGTTGTTTTCCACTTAGAGTAACTCCAATGGTCTGAATACCATGCGGAACTTAGATATCATTGTTATTAACGTATAGTTTTTTATCTATACCTCTGGAGGTTTCCCTCATTTTCATCGGTATGTCACTTCATACCCAGATTGGCGTACATTTTTACTCTCTATTTTTTTTGCATAATGAGTACCAACCACTCTTGGAGATGTTGTTTTCTGTGGCAGGTGGCTATCCTGCAAACAGGTTCAATCTCTACGCTCTACAATGCTAATGATTCTTTAATCTCATTAATTATCTCGGTGTTAACTTATCTAAAAAGGCATTTAAAATATTATCTATATTATTAAAATTAAAATATGGTATTCTCAAAAGAGAAATATTATTTTCTTTACAATATTTATTTTTTATAGAATCATTTCTTTTTCGTTCTTCATATCCTCTTTCTCCTCCAAAAAAATTAATTTCTTTATAATGCTGCTCTCCGTCATATTCAATGCAACAATTATAATTAGGTAAATAAAAATCAAATCTTAAAGGATTATAGTATCTACACTCCTTAAATGTTTTCTCTTGTATATATTCAATATTGTTATTATCTAAAAAATTTTTTATAACCATTTCCCCTTTTGAATATGGAGGGTCGCAATTAGGACATAATCTTCCATCTCCAGTGGTAAGGGCGTGAACGGTTGAAGTAAACACCTCTCCACACTCTGAACATTTAAATTTTAATAAAGTTCTATTATTTTTATATTCATCGTAGTTTAATAAAATAAATTTTTCTTTTTTATAAAAATTAAAAATACTTTTTTGGATATCCTTCTCTTTTAATCTGAATTCTTCATCATTACCTTTTTTTATACATTTAGGACAAAGATTCCTTTTACCAAAATTAATGTTATAAATTATTGTATTAAATGGCTTATAAAAAATCTCCCCACAAGAACATTTTAATTTTAATTCATCGAAGCATCCGTTATATTCTTCTGATAATAATACTAAATCTGTTTTTGATTCAATTATACTTTTAACATCTTCATATGTGTAATATTTAAATCCATCTACCCTATCTTGCATACTTTTTATTCTTTTCTTTTCTCCACAAGACTTACATTGCCATTGTTCATCTTTTTTAAATGTATTAAATGATACTTTAAATATTTCACCACAAGAACATTGAATATCTAATTTTGTACTATTATTTTCATACTCTTTAGAAATTAATTTACAATTTTTCGATTCAATAAATTTTTTTACATCAGAATATCTTAACTTATTGCCAGAGCAACAAGTACAATAATACATATTTTTATTTTTAAAATCTCCAAAGGTTCTTTCAAATATTTCTCCACATTTACATTGAATTTTTAATTTACCCTTATTATTTTTATATTCTTTAGAAATTAATTTATTCCCTTTTGATTCAATGAATTCTTTTACTTCTGTATATCTATCTTTTTTATTTTTCATATCTTCCCCTCCTTGCCTCTATATTAATATTGTACCCATATTTTTAAATTTTAATAATGTTGTTAACCTTTTTAGACTTAGTCTTACTTACTATATATATCACTATATATTAACCGATTTTGGTCGGTTTTTACTACAAGCACTTATGCTATACTTTGTAGTGAACCATATCTGTTTAGCTCTTTGTTTTCTTCACGATAAAAAGAATATCTAGGATTAGTTAAATATCCGGCTTGTCTTGGAACTGCCCCAAATGGAGATAAAACACTTCTAACTATTGTTTCATTTATCATACGGAACTCGTCCATTACCAAAACATTACATCTTGCACCCCTTGAGTTCTCTGAACTAGCAAGTACTTCTATAGAAGAACCATTTTTAAATGGTATTAATACCTGATTAGAGTTGCACTTAATTCCTTTATAATCTATTTCTTTCCTTAAAGCATATGATTGAGGATATAATATACCGAGTATCTTCTCGGTCAGTACTTTCTCTGCTTGTTTCTTTTGTTTAGCACAGACTATAACTTTAGTTCCGGGTTTTAATATACATATAACTGTACAGAATACTGCGGTAAGAAAACTTTTCCCAAGCAATTTATTGTAATTTACGATAAGTTTTTTATCTTATCCTCTGGAGGTTTCCCTCATTATCATGCCACCGCAAAGACATGAGTTATCGGTCGGTCAATTCCGACCCAGTTTAGCATATATTTTCATCTTCGACTTTACTCGCTAAGAGCCAACCACTCTTGCCGATATTTTATTCTGTGACAGGTAGTTATCCTGTAAACAGGTTCAATCGGTATGCGTTACGGTGGTTAAGACTTTTTAATTTCTTAACTTACCTCGATGTTAGCTTGTTGATTTTTGTATTTTTTAATATACCTATAAACAGTAGTAGATGGAATGTTTAATTCTTTAGATATATGATGAGGGATAAAGCCTTCATTATACAATTTAATAACTTCGTTATAAATATCTTTATATTTCTTTTCCTTTTCTGTTTTACGTTTTAAATGCAGATTTCTGTCATATATAATATGCTCTACCATACTTTTGCTTAAATCTAATTCTTCGATAATATCTACAATTCTAAAACCTTCATTGTATAACTTAATAACTTCTTCATTTCTTTCATCTATTAATTTTTGCTTTAATCCCTTTATCTTATCATTTAATTCTTCACAAACATAATAATAATTTCTCGCTTCAGATATACTTTTTATCACTCCAATATCGACATTAAATATTTCAGAAAGTTCACGTTTATCAATTAGACAATATAACGCTAATTTAATTTGAACAACTTCTTCATATGTTAAAGAAGCATTTTTAAATTGCGATTGTTGTTTCATTATTTCTTTATGTCTTTCGCTTAACTTTCCTCCTTGTCCTCCGCATTGAAAATTATATCCATAATTAGCATCAGTAGAATTATATTTTGATATATAATATATTTCTAAATCGCTAATCTCTTCCTCAACATACCTTTTTAAAGGATGGATAATTTCAAATTTAAAATTAGATTTTCCATATTTGTTCCATGCGCTTTGAAAATGAGGATTGTGATTTCTTTTTCCATTTAATCCTTCTATATGTTGTTTAAATCTTTCTTCTATGTTATGTGATTTTCCGATATAAACTTTCCCGTTTACTGTATTAGTTATTTTATAAATTCCTATAGTCATAAAGATTCTCCTTTAGAACCAATCAATTTAGCCTTCTTCGATTTTGGTCGGTTTTAACTATACATTTCTGCATAGTGAGGCAAGGGTTCACCTCTCGATGCAATAAATACGAATTGGTCACTTTTCATCATAAAATACAGTAATATCTGTTGAAATATATGCAACTTATATTTCAAATAATCCATAGCAAATCTATGAGGGTTAGCCAAATAAAAACAACCCCAATATTCACCTATTCCTATAAGTAAATCTTCTTTGGAGTCTCCTGTTAAATTACCCCTGTCCTCATACTCGGTTTCCATATATTTCTTTTCTTCCATTAGCTATCACCATTCTTCCTCTTCGCCTTTTCCTCTTCTTCTTCCTCTTTAACGGCTTGTATGGCTCTCTCAATTTTTTCGTCTAATTGTATTCCTGCATCTCCTTCTTCTAAAGAATAATTAGCTGAACCAAATCCTAAAGCCACTGCTAATGGTTTAAATAAAAACCTCATTATATATCTTTCAATCCAATCAACATCTTGATATTCTTTAAGTCTCTTAACTACTGGTTTCTTTAATTCATATATCTTCATCATCATACCAAATATATATTTTTCATCATCTTCGTCTTTATTTTGATTAGGTTGTATATTTGCATCTGCTCTACTTTTAGAAAGCAGTTTTGTATACATATCGTATGTTTTGTCATCACCTTTTAATCTAGCTCTTTCCCTAAGAAGCTCTGTCATACTTAAATCTTTAAGTATCTTTTTAGTTGACAAGTCTTTAGGTTTATACTCTTCCATATATTCAGAATAAATATATTCTAACTGTTGGTATTCTCTTTTAGTAAATCCATCTCCCCATTTCATAACTATATCATTATTAACAACCAAATCCTCTATATTAGGCTTTGAGTGCATTTCATTAAACATAGGGCTATCTAATGAACTTAAACTTCTAAGGATAGAATTAGTATTTATTGTTTTCATATAATTCAAAAACAAAGAGCCGTCTTGACCTTCAACTCTATTAACTATTCCTTCATCAAATACAATATCTAAGTTATCACAAGTTCTTCTTAAAGCTAGTAATTCGTCTCCGTCACATTTAGCTAAAAAGAAATTATATCTAATATTCATACAGTTTTTACAAATAAGGTGTCTTTTTTCATTAGAATACATAAGGCTTTCTGAGCCATAGAAATCCCTAGATACAAATTTTTCTTCTCCACAATAAGGGCATACTCTCTTAGCTAATTTTTGCGATTTTTCCTTTTTCACTTTATCACCTCTCTTGTTATAAAAAAAATAACTACCCCGAAGGGTAGTTATTAAATGGTTTGATAATAATAGATTATCAATATATGATTTTATTTCCTTATTAATGGGTATGGCTACGAGGAATAGCAACCATACCACTAACAAGGGAGATATATGTTAGTCTAAATAAAGACTAAAGAGAACCCATGTTTCGCCAATAAACATGGATTCTATTAACCTTTATTCTAATCAAAATGAAATGATATGAACTCGCATTTTATGTAAAAAGAATTAATCTTCTTTTACCTCTGTTTCTGTTTTTATCACTTTTGTTTCTTCTTTTTTGTCAGACACATTTAATCCGTCTATTATTTCTTTAAGAAATTCATCATCATACAAATCTGTATTTATCAAACCTTTTTCCAAGGCTTCGTCATAATCATAAAACGTTAAACAAGTTTCACAAGCATCTAAGTCTTTTTGTGTTAATTTTGTGTCTTCTAAAAGTCTATCATTTAACTTTTTCTCTAATTTCTTCCAATGAGTCAATGAACTTATCATTTCTTTAGTATAACCACAAGTACCGCCACCAGTTCCATGTAGCCCAAATGTAACTAAATCTCCTGCTGTCCTAACTTCTCCACAAGCATAAATATGAACTGCCATACTAGACACTTCTCCTATACCATGAGTATGAACAGGAGCAATACAAGATTCTAAAGTGTTCATTATCGCACACCCGTCCATTACACTTCCTCCCGGAGAATTTATTGTAAGACTTATAGGCTTATAAGGTAATTGATTTTTTTCATTTAAAGTTTGATTTTTCTCATAAACATCTAAATCTTCATCATTTATCTTTTTTAAATGAGCAATTATCTCTGCTGCCATTTCGTTATTTATTTCACCGCTTATATATATTTCTCTACTTAATTCTTCATTCTTATTTGCCATATCGTAATCCTCACTAAACTTTAATATTGTAGATACATTCAACACCTTCGTCATTAACTATCAATAACTTTTGACTAGGGGGAGAAAACAATCTCTTCCCATAAGCATAGGCATCTGTGCCACATAAACTTCCATTTATAAAAACTTCTGATGTATTATCAATATAATTACATTGAGAATGTAAATGCCCCATGCATACATAATCGACATTTCTACCACTCAGGATTGCACTTAAATCAGGAGCAACACCTTTTCTTTTTTCTTGATGTCCATGAACTCCAGCAAAGTCATTTCCCATAATGTTTTTATATATAATATCTGAATTTGTTTCACTACTATTGATAATAACATTCTCATTATCCCTTAAAAGAAGCATAACATATTTTTCTATAAGAATTGTAAAATTATCGCTATCTTTAGATAAGTCTTTTAATCCCGTTCTCTCATGATTTCCAAAAGTAAATGTAACTTCTATCGGAACAACTTTCGATACTGTCTCTATAAATTTTGAAAGAAGTTCACTTACTTCATATATTTGAGTAGATAAATCTTCTCTATTTTCCATTTTAATAATAGTGTGAATTTCAGAAGATATTAAATCTCCTAAACAAAATATATTTAATTTACTCACGTCATTTATTTTACAATGTTTTATAACTTTACCCGCTAATTCAGAAACTCTACTATTTGCTATCTCTGAATTGAATTTATTAACTTTGTTGTCAACTTCTATTCCATAATGCCAATCAGATAACATTAATACTGCTTCATTCGTTTTATCACTAAGCTCAATCTCTCTTAGTTGAACAGGGTTACTACTTGATATTTTATCCTCTAATTTCTTGTAGAAATCTTCTACTCTTGTTAGTTCTCTAAGTCTCTCATTTACATATCTCTTTTCATCAGATAATAAAATTCTTTGTTGTTTTAATTCTAATATTTTTTTTATTGTTTTTTCTGAATCGTCTCTTACAGACTTGTGTTTTGTTTCTTTAAGATATTCATCATAAATCTGCATTCCTCTTGCCCATCGTCTTAAAGTATCTTTATGTAAACTTATTCCTAGACTATCTATTATATCTTCCCAATCTACTTCATCGTCCCCACTTAATTTTTGTAGGGACAATTTAATCATCTGTTCTTTTTGTTTCGTATTATACTTTTCCATATTAGTCATCTTGTTCTACTGATTTTATTTGCAAATCGAATAAGTTTAAATCTGAACAATCTACTAGGAAATCAGTGAGCAATCTAAATTGAGAAAGAGGAAGTTTTATATTTAATTTAAGTTGCAACTCTTGTTCTTCTTCTATATCTTCCAACACTTTATCTAAACTTCTTGTATACAAAGGTAACAATTCTTTATCGTATTCAACAACCTGTTTTCCATTTGAACCTTCCTCTATACTTGCATTTTTAAAATCTAATTGTAACACTTTTTTCATATTATATCTCCTCTCTATACTCTTATACTTGAATATCTATCACTATTTAATGTATCCAACATTAAATCCATACCATTTTTACCACTCATAATGCTCTTAAATATCATTGGAGTACAACCACTTACATAAGTAATATTATCTGCTCCTAAATCTGATATATTGTTTCTCCTAGAACATACATTCCAATAAACTAAGTTTGGCATTGTATATCCTTCTTTTGCCCATTCTTTTCTAATACGTTCCATTAATGTTACGCTATCGTTACATCTAGTTCCTTCATCAAATTCCATATCAGAAATTATAACAATGTGTTTAGGTAAGCATTCTTCTGATAAATCACTTTTCTTTAAAGTTTTTAATATTAAATCAAACACTGCTTCTATATTAGTATTCTCATAAAGAACATTTTTTACTGCACTTAAAGTTTTCTCAACTATATTGTTGCCTTTTATTTCCACTAATTTAGGAGTTCTACTAAAGCTAATATAGTGATTATGGAAATCTCCAAGATTTCTCTCTGCACAATATATTCCTAAAGAAACTGCTACATCTATTGGAATTACGCCACCATTTAAATTCCAAGTCATTGACCCTGAATTATCTATTACTGGCAATATACTACAAGGCTTACCATCAAAATAATCAGGCAAATTTTTCCAATATTTATCAAGTACTTTTCTTTCATGAGTCTCACAATTCCAAACATTTCTTATTATGTCATATGGATATAAAGTTTTAGCATTTATTTTACTATTTTTATTATCAATAAACTCTACATATCTAGCACATAATTCTTCATGTCTTAAAAAAGCATCTCTATATTTTAATCCTGCTTTACTAGGTAATTTATCAAATTCTATTTTATTATATTTTTTTTCGCTTAATAAATTTTCAACAATTTTTATTTTATTTCTTATACTAGATAATGTCTTTCGATACTCTCTATTAGTAAGAGAAAGCTTTTTAGCTAACTTTCTAGCAAGTCTCCTAGAATCACTAGAACTGGCATTTTCACTAGGTAGCCATTTAGCTAACAATGTTGGCTGATTAGTTCTGCAATCATCTATTAATGTTTTAGCTATTAAGTTAATCATCTTATCTTCACACTTAGTATCAAACAATACTAATAAATCATCATATCTACCATAAAAGGAGATTAAATCTATATTTTTTTCAATTAAATAAGGGTGAGAATTCGCTAAAGATTTAAGAATAATTCTAAAAGTTCTTCTCTCTCCTAACCCACCTCTTACATCTCTAATGTAAAACAATAATTTCATTGCTAACAGTTTGTCTTCTCTTAAAGCATCATAAAACATATCTAATATATCTTCTTCGCCTTTCCCTCTTGATGCTCCACCAAAAGCAAATAAATCATAACATTTATTTAAAGTACTTTTATGTGTTAAGCCACCATTTTCTGTATATGTATAATTAGTTGCCTTTTTTAATTCTTTAAGTAACGTTTTATTCATATTATCACCTCTCAAGATACTATTTTAATTATGCTGTTAATATCTTTTATAAATTGTTTGGAGCTGGTGATAGGAGTCGAACCTACAACCTGCTGATTACAAGTCAGCTGCTCTGCCATTGAGCCACACCAGCATAAGCCCCCTCAAAAGAGGGGTAGAAAGAAGGTAAAATGTTAAATATTCACAAGGGAAGGATTTGAACCTACATCTTTAGAATTAATCTAACGAGTTTCCATTACTCCACCTTGTCATATTAGGACTACTTCCCGTTCAGTAGTCCTATAGGAGGTATTACAAGACACATTCTTACATATCATTAAATCAAAGGAGGTATTTATGAAAATTCTATTTAAGTTGATATATTGTTTTTTTTCTTGTAAAATAAAGTATTTAAAAATTGCTGTATGTGTCTTTAAGTATAATAATATAATTGAAAGGGGGTTATATCATGAGGATATAATAGGACTCGAACCTATAACTCTTTTCCGGTAAGTATTTTGCCTGTTAAACTATATATCCATATTCGCTAGGCGATGTATTAATCTAGTTATAAAAATTTGTTTTTAATTTCCTTTATAAAATAATTGCGGTAATCGCCTAAGTATAATAAAATTGGAGGATAATATGAAAAATTACTAGACACAAGTAACTTAACTCTTACCAAAAGTAGCTTGTTATATGTAAAATTAGCTGTGTGTGTCTATAAGCTCATATTATCCATTTTTTAAAGTTCTATATTACTCTTTAAAACGTTTAGTTATATATTTAGTTAATCCTACAGTTGGAACAGTAATTTCTTCTGTTCTTTCCCATTCTACAACTTCACCAAATCTATTAGTCATTTTACCTTTTCTAGGACTTAATTTTTTAGTTCCTATTTTTATAAAGCCTAATAATTTAAATTCTTCACCATCTGCTATAGCGTCCTCTACAACATCTTTAAGAACGTCATACATTTCTTCTACTTGTCTTTGAGAATAATCACATTTATCTGCTACTCTTTTTATTAAATCTTTCTTTTTCATCTTTTCCTCTTCCTTTCTTTTTTTCTCGGTGTTTTTTTCTACAATCCGAGCAAATACTCATATATATTATTTCTCCATTCTTTACAGAATGTTTATTAAAATGCTTTACCAACTTATTCTCTCCACAGCAAGAGCATTTCTTATAAGTTCCCTTAACTAAATTCATATAATAATATTGTTCTTCATATTCGTCTATGTAGGCATTACTTATTTTTTTAGCTATTGTGTCAATTTCCCTAGATACATAAGCAACATCTACTTGCATATATTCTGCTATTTTAACTACTTGCCAATCTTTTCTCCACTTGTTTAATATTATCTTTTGATTTTTAGTAAGGTGTGTTTTTTTAATAATTTCGTCAAGAGTTATACAAAACTCATTTCTAGTAGAAAATTCTAAATTTTTATCAGTTACTAAAGCATATTTAACTTGTTGAGGGTCAAACATATCCAACATTTCAAAATTAAATGATTGATGACTATCTCTAAGTGGTTGTTTCCATTTAATTGGTTGTGTTTTACTTAACTTAACACTTAACATATCTTCTGATATACTTGGAAGCGTTGTTTTAACAAATTTATAAAGTTTACCATTAGAAATGTCATAACCCTTATTCTTTAGTTTTTCTATTAACTCAAGTCTATTCTCTTTGGCATTTTCACCATGGAATAAGGTTTTCATATATTCCTTGTAGTCATCATAACATTTAAGTTCGGAATATTCTTTAATGTCAGATTTATTAACAGTAGTTTTCTTGTATTTTTTATAATTTTTTACATCTTTAAGAACTACAACCTCATCATCTTCGTTAACTCCAATCTGACAAACCTTTTCCCTATCTTTTTCTGCTCTTTTTGTTAATTTGTAATCATCATACATTTTACATTCTTTTCTTTTTTCTTTATCGTCTTTCATAAGTATGTACGATGCTAATATCTCTAGTGTTTTGCATACTTCTGTATTGCTCCAACATAATTCGTTTGTATTTATATCTGTTTTACAAACTCCTTCGTCCCAAATAACTTGCCAAAATAAATCACCATTAAACTGAACCCCATTAATCTCTTCTATATTTAAAATTTTATTCACTTGGTCGATTATCTCTTGGCTTGTTTTAACACTTAAATCTATTTTGTTTTGATAGTCTTTAATAGACTTGCCATCTATCTTCCCTTTAAACGTGTAATTTGCTAACAATATCTTTCCTACTTTCTGATTGTAATTATCAGAATGTTGTCAACTCAGATATTAAGTTTTTTTACTCCCTAATAATATTATATCCAGTTTTAAAAAATATATTCACTTTTTTTAAAAATATTTTTTTTATTTTCGTCTATGTACCAAATATAACGGAAAAATAATTGACACTATTTGCTCTACAAGAAGACACCCTAAGATATTAAATAATTGATTCTTTCAGTTGTTCTTATACTCTTAATATACCATGGATTTTACTCTTTATTCAAAAAAAAAGAAAAAAAATAAAGATTTTAAAAATAGTGTTTGCGTATGCTATGCGACAAGTTAAGAATTAATCTCGTTTAAACTATAAGGGTTAAATTAAAAGAAAAAATACCAAGAAAAAGATATACCGGAGCGATAGCTTCGCAAAAATAATAATATATTTATATATTATTATTTAATATTAAATATATAATATATATACATTACTGAACCAGTATTTTCTCTTCTAGGGGTCTTTATTTTCTCTTCTAAGAGGTCTTTATTTGGAATTTTGAAAAAGTCAAAAACAGAGGTCTTTATTTGACTTTGTGCTTGAATAAATAGCGTTTAATGAAGTTAAAAAATTTTTGACATTATTAGCTAAATATTACAAAAAAATGAATAAAAAATCTAAAAATGGTTATAATTATAATATAAGAACTTTAAAGAGAGGTGGTTCGTTGAGAAAATATTTATCCAAGAAAGAAATAGATGCTTGTTTAATAAATAAAGATTATGAGACTATAGTTGCCAATTTCACTCCCCTAGTGGCAAGTATATCTAGTAATTTTTATATAAACAACTATTCTAAAGAGGATTTAATGGCGACAGGAATGTTGGGACTTATGGAAGGGATAAATAAGATTCCGATTTCTAAAGATAAAAAACCAATCTCTTATTTCTACAGAAGTATAGAAAATGAATTAATTAATGCTTTTAACAGAGAAAAAAGAAATATAAAAACGGTTTCTTTTAATGCAGAAATTTCAAAGAACGAAGAAAACGACAATTCTTTTGAAGGCTTTCTTAAAGAAGAAATTGATTTTGATAAAAATATAAGAATAAGCGAAACCAAAGAATTAGTTAATAAAATATTAAATACGCTATCAGAAGACAATAAACTTCTTATAGAAAGAAGATATGGACTAAATGGATACGAAAGATGTACACAACAACAGTTAGCAGATTCTTTAGGAATAAAGAGAAGTACATTAGCTATGAAAGAATGTAGAATAATAAAAGATTTAAGAAAGGAATTAATGCATGAAATTTAAAATGAACACTCCCCAGAGAGGGGATATCAAAATTCGTACTCGTAATAATATTTTACCTAGAGTAGTAAATGGTAAACTTATATGGTTAGAGAAGACTAAAGTTACTTATAGATTTGACCATTATATAGAGCCAAGTCAATCCCTATTAATGTATTTTCTTGATGTATTATTGGGTTGGGAAGTTTACGATGTAGAATTTATAAAAAGGAGTAGATGTAATGGAAATAATACAAATGAATAGAGGTAGAGGGAAAACAATATATCTTATTAAAAAATCTGCCGAACTTAAATATCCTATAATTTGTTGTAGCGAAGCACAAAGAAAAATGATTAAAAATACAGCTAAAGAAATGAGATTAGATATTCCTGATCCAATTTCTTTTAGTTCAATTAATTCTAAAGAAAAACTTAGAGGATTAAGTAATTTTGATAAATTACTTATAGATGATTTAGAATGTGTATTAAAAAGACTTTTTGATAAAGATATATATGCGGCTACAGTGACTTGCGATTCATGTGAGTCTATAAATAATTATTTAAGATAGGTGATGCAAATGAATGAAAAAGTTTTATGTACATTTGAACAAGATGGGGATAAAATAAACATTAAAGAGATTAAGAATTTTACAACTGAAGAAGTGTTTAATAAAAGATTTGCCACATATTGTGAAAATAAAAAATGTAGTAGAATATGTCCTTTAGAGACATATATAGGTTGTTTAATTGATTTCTTATTTGATGAATATTATGTAATACCAAAAGGAGAAAAAGAGAATGAATAAAATGGTTAATATTTTTAGAGCCTTAGTAGACGCTGAGGATATTTTAAAAACACACAGTAGTCTTGGGACTTCTATAGAAATATTTATAAGTAAAGAAGATAATAAAAACTTCTTTGCAGATGATTTAAATTTAGATGATATCGAAGATTATAATAAGATTGTAAACGGTTATATAAAGACTTTTGAAGGTATACCTGTAAGAGTAGATGAAAATTTACAACCAAATGAGTTTAAAATAAAAGTTAACTGGGAGGATTAAATGGAAAAATATTTATATCATTATGTTATAGTAACAAGCGAACAGGATAAAACAAAATATGCAGACTTCTTTAAGGCAGAGACAGATGAAACAGCAGGTGAATTTATGAATTATCTTTTAGAAAACCTTAAATTTGATGACGGCAGTGGAGAGCTAAGAAAAGCAAATATAACAGACGCTTGGTATGAAAAATTAGAGACAGTAAAATGGAATGGTAAGGAACATAAAGTAATGTTAGTTCCTCAATTTGAAGAAGAGACAGAAGTGGTGATAGAAGATGAAGAATAAGCTACTTTATGTTCAAGGTTATGATAATTTAATCAAAGAATTGCAGACAAACGAAGAATTAAAGACAAATATAAAAATAATGATTGATAATAAATCTCCGTTGTATTCTTTTTATGACGGAGATAAATACATAAAATTGAGACTTGAAGAAATTGATGTAGAGGAAGATGAATTTGATGATAATATTCATGTTCTAAATGGTAATGGAATTGAATTTATAGATGGTAATTAGATTGGAGATGATATATTGAACGATAAATATTATACTTGTAAAAATTGTGAAGCTATGATTAACGGAGTAGAATTTAATAATATAAATTGGTACAAGATTGTTAAAAAAGAAGATAAACTTTATCTTGAAATAAATAATGAGGTCTTAACAAAAGAACAATATGAATGTCTTTTAAAAATAATCCGTAAACATTATTATTTTAGAGATAATCTTTTTTATATAAGACTTATACACGCTCTTATATCAGATGACGGAAGTAAAACTAATAAAGTATTAACATATACTTGTAGAATACCTGACGGAGAAATTATAAAGATATTGAATGATGGAGTTTCAAATCTTATGCTTAAATTTGAAATAGTTAGTATAAAGGGATAATAAATACAAAGAAAGGGATTATATCATGAAAAAAATACCAGTAATAGTTGAAAAGGAATTTCTTAAAGATAAAAACTGTGATTATCATGCTCTAATGGTAGCATCTTGTTTTGGAACTAATAATTTAAAGAAAAAGAATATATCAATAGACAGTAGAACTATAAGAAATGAAAAGGAAGATATAGAGAAGACAAGTCATAAATCGTGGTCAAGCACATATAAATCTTTAATAAAGATGTCAGATAAACACAAAGATTTAATCAAGATAAAAAAAATAAAAAAAGAAAATACATATACTGTTTCTTATAGCAATAAAAACAATAAGGGATATATATTAATAGATGACAACACTATTAAGAAGCTCTTAGGTAGTAAGGATTCGGCAACTATAAAAACTTATATCTTATTAAAAATGATATGTAAGGACGAAAGCAAGATAGTTACTAGAAATTACATATGCGATAATATAGGGTTGGCTTCGAGTAGTAGTACGAATTTGAATAAGATAACGAAAATAACCAACTTCTTAGAAGCCAATAATTTAATAAGAAAAGAATACATTAAAAACAATAATTGTACTAAAAGCATAAAGTATTCAATAATATAAAGAATGGGTGATATTATGGTTAGATTTATAGATAGAACTGGGGAAGAAAATATAAATAACTTTGGTAGTGAAATGGTAATAGTTGAATATAGAAATGCACGTGATATAGATGTATATTTTACAGAACATGATTATATTTTTAAAGGAGCAGCGTATAAAAGTTTTAAAAAGGGTGAAATTAGATGCCCTTATGAAAAAAGAATTTATGGTAAAGGTTGTTTAGGTGAAGGGAAACATAAGGTATATGATGAAAACGGAAAACATACTAAATCTTATAGGGCATGGCATCATATGATGAGAAGATGCTATGACCCTAAATATCATGAAAAACATCATACATATATAAATTGTACTGTATCTAAAGAATGGTTAAATTTTCAAAACTTTGGTGACTGGTTTGATGATAACTATTATGAAATTGAAGGAGAGCAAATATGCCTTGACAAGGATATATTAATTAAGGGTAACAAAATATATAGTTCTGAAACTTGTATATTTGTACCTAATAATATAAATGTATTATTTATTAAAAGAGATAAATGCAGAGGTGAATATCCAATAGGCGTATATTACAATAAGAGAGATAAAAATTTTGTAACAAATTGTAGCATATATGATTATAAAGAAAACAAAAGAAAAACAAAAAATTTAGGATATTATGATACACCACAAAAAGCATTTGAAGTTTATAAACAATTCAAAGAAAACTATATCAAAGAAGCAGCAGATTATTATAAGGATAAAATACCTAAAAAATTATACGATGCTATGTATAAATATGAAGTAGATATAAATGATTAGTTTATAAATTATAAAAATTATTAGGAGAAAGAATAATGACACTAGCAGATATAATATCTCAAGTAATAATAGGTTGGATAATTCTTTTTATAGTATTATGTTTCATATTTAGTAAACTTGAGAAAAGAAAATGGAACAATGGTATATGCATTCAATGTGGTAAACCGTGGAGGTATAAGTCCCGTAATAAAAAAGGAAGAATATATATGTGTGATAATAACCATTACTGTCATATTAAATATGGGCAGGATAATTGGTAAATATTCCAGAGGAGAACTGAAAATGTTTTCCTCTTTTTTTTGCCCTTTTATATTTCCTCTCTAATATACTTCAAATTTACTCTTAATACAAATACTTAACTTATTGATTTTATCTTCTTAAAATGGCACACAGAAGGTCATTATTATTCAACTTTAGAAAAAGTATGCAAACCACCCCTCCCCTACCTTTAATATCATTTTTGTTGTGTTTATTGAGACTTTAATCTTTTATTGTATACAATATTATGTATATGTAAAAGGTTGTTTTATTGTATTTACCTATATTTGGAAACTATATATAATTAATGTTGTTATTCTTTCGTTTAATACAATTAATTGTTTTTAATGAGATATGAAGGGTTGAAAAAGGGATATTTGGTGTGTTGTGGAGGCGGGAGGATTTATTGGAGATAATGGGGTTTGGGAAAAATGGGGGTTGAGAAAAAAAATGGTGCTTGAGTGTAGTAGCTAGGGGCCGCAGAATGATTATCATTATCAAGTATTATGAAACATCCCCCCCTATTAATGACCTATAATAATACTATTATCCGACACTAAACACTTTGATTATCAAAATATTTGAATAGAAAAATATTTGATACATAAAGAAAAAAAATTGTAGTTGAAAATAATTATCAATTTCATAAGAGAAGCTTAATTGAATGAAGGTGAGAATAATAATCGAATGGTTAGTCAATGAAGGAAAAAATTTTCTTGGCGTGTAAAAATGAAGGAAATTATTTCACCCAAAAATCCCCAAAATATGAATACATATTCATATAAAAACATATTCAATTATTCATACATTCCAATAAAAAAAATACGTTAACCCAAAATACAAAAACGGTTAACCAAAAAATGCAAGGCTATCAATCGATAATCGTTCTCACCTTTGCTATACCCATCAAGTGACCAATGCATTGGTATAACATATATACCTATATAATATATACTATATATAACAATACAATACAATAATACATCATATATAATATATCAATATATACTATATATACATATGCAATACGTATATAATAATACATATACAAATATAATACATAATAGTATAACATATATACATAATATATCGTATACTATACTATACAATACAATAGTACAGTACGTTATAACATATATAAGACAATATAACATACTATAATATTAATGTATACAATAGTATATATAAACATATTGTATTAATAAAACAAGTTGGCAATTATGTATATTGTATAATCTAGTTATCATATTGATAATACTATGACTATAAAATATTTTGATTATCAAAATAATATTATTATTATTCTATTATTATTATTAATTAAAACATTAACTTATTTAAGAAACATTATCAATTAATACTTATTCTATTCTCTATTATTCCACTATGAAT